ACCTGTTTGATGATCATTTCTGACCCCTCTTCAGTTTCAATCTGCAACATGATTCCCTCTTTTTTAGGTAAATCCTGGTAGTTGACAGGTATCATAGGTTCACCCTGACCTTCACGGATCCAGATTTCAGAACTGAACGAGAACATAAGGATCTCTTTATTGTATTCTGTTTCCACGGTTTTGAATATATCCGGGAAAAGGACTTTTGCAAGATGTTCCTTGTGTTCGTTACTGTTTACTATATCTCCTGGAATAGGAATAAACGTTATTTCTTTTTCATCGGAGTTTTTGTCATGAAGTAATAATGCACCCATAGGTGATAAACTGCCATCTTCAGTGATTAACCGAGTAATTGACTTGAGTAATGACTCTTTGAAGTCAACAAGCATTTTTGTTTTGTCGCTGGTCACTTTATTTGTTTTAAAAGTTTAATGTAGTCTCCAGATTCAGCATATTTACCGTCAATGTTTTTGAGGTATCTGTTTTGAATACGGATGTAATCTCTAAGGCAGTCACGATAGCTTGAATAAACGCAATGATCGTTCTTCATACCTAGTACATACTCTGAGCGACTTGTTTTAATGCCTGCAATGTTTTTGTTTTCTTTACAGATGTTACTTTTAAAATGACCTGTTTCCAGTTTCATTTGTGCTAAAGCAACAGCAGGAAGAACACAATGCAATTTTACCAGTTCACCTAAAATAGCAGAATCAGTTAATGGGATATCATCAACGAGGCGTTCAACAATAACTTGCTGATTAGTGTGATGATGTAGTACTTTGATTTCTCTGAAAGAAACTACAGCAATCAATACCACGTTTAGTAGTACTGAAATGACAAATAGTTTACGCAGGTCCCACCTGGTACTTATCTGAAGATTTTGATCTATTGTTGTTATACGTTTTACCATAATTTTAAAAACCCCAGATTATCCGCTGGGGTACCGGTTTTAAGACACTGTTACATGTTCCTTAATGTTCTTGTTAACTCTTACCCGAAGGAAGTTTACCAAATCGTTAGGGAACGTTGACATTTTTGTCATTTTAATATAGTTCTTAAACATCTTCTCTGATGATACAGAGTCAATTGCTACCTGAATTACTTGCATACCAAGTCCTTCAGTTTTAAGAACCATTTTACGGGTGTGTTCCATACCTTGCGTTCCACCGTAGTCGCTTGCAGCAGGTTGACCGTCAGAAATCACAATCATAACAACAGGATTTTTGCTGAACTTTCGAACACGTTTACCGACTTGAAAGATTGCATGACCGTCACGATTGTTAGATCTTGCTCTTACATTACCCAGGTTGTACTTATTACGCACACCAGGTTCACGATAAACCATGATTTCAGTAGATTCAGAGTGATTGTGATCAGCAGTGTGACCGTAGATGTAAAGTTCAACGTCAGGTTGACTACCAAAAGCTTCGTTTAAGAAGATTGCAGCTTGTCTTGCTTTGTCAATTTTACTACCACTCATTGAACCGGATTCGTCAATTAAGATGCAAACAGCAAGTTTATCAGTTTTTACTTCACCCATACGTTCATACACAGTAGGAACATGTTGGCGAGCTTCTACTAATTTATTGGTGTCTAACCTCCCGGAGCGCATACCCTTAATAGAGAACTTGAAATCTCTAGCTTTACGTTTGAGTAAGTTTGCCACGGTGTTTGCTTTAGCACGGTCTACACTGTCACGAGCGGTCATGTATGCATGCTTGTCGTCTTCAACTACTTTAAAGTATGTTTTCTTGTCAGAAGCACCTTCTTCCTGACCAGCACCTGCATCTTCAATCACCTGGTCAACAGCATCCATCATTTCATCTTTACTGGAACCGTCTTTTTCGGTAAGCATGGATTCTGCATACTCTTTTGCAGCTTTGACAAGACTTTCTGCTTTTTCTTCAGCTGTCATCGGAGGAGCACCACCTGGAGGAGGAGTACCAGAACCGTCACCTTCACCTTCACCTTCACCTCCGCCGCCATCAGGTGGTGGTGGTGGACTTGGAGGAACCATGTTCAAAACATACTGTGCAAGTCGGGAACCCAACAATTCAGTGTCTTTGAAAGTATCAGGAATACCACCATAGGTGTCCATAATATCCCTTACGTCATTGATATGAGAAGCGTACTTGTCAACCAATTCGTCTTCGACAGAACCTGGGAACTGAATCATGCGTAATACAAGATCCATAAACTCCTGGTAATCGTTTTCGAACTCCTGTTTTTCGTAAGAGTTATTAAACTTGTACTCCTTGTATTTGGAGATAAAACGGGAATAACCTGGAAACTTCTCAGCAACTTTGCGGTCAGTACGCTCGTCATGAAGAACAGTTTGAAACAATCCTGTTATCTTAGTAGTGGGATCAGAACTTTTTGAGTCCTCACGCGCAACTTCATATCTTACACTTTGAATAGCGTTAGCATTACGTTCTGACTCGAATGCGCTGATAGCAGCATTACGGATAGCACCTCCTAAAAATGCATCTGAACGAACACCTTTAGGTAGTTCACCATGTTTTTTGTCATCTAACAAATCAGTTGGAAGCATGATGGTTCCAGTTCCTGGATCTAGTTTGTTACTAAGCTTTGTTTTTTTATTAACACCCATCATCTTGAACATGCTGTATAGCAAGTTTGCTGATTCAGCAGGTGTATTTGCACTTCCTAATAAGAAATCTGAATAGTTTTCATATCCACTTTCCCAATTGACCATTTTGTTTTCATCATTCCGGAAGGTGAATGAGTCGCTTGATTTACGACCAAACCAGTCTTTAAATTTTTGTACTTTACTTTTTTCTGTTTCCACAATGTGATAAGTTAAATAACCCTCTGACTGTTACATCAGAGGGTGTTAAATTGATAAGAGTTAAACTTTACAATGCAGCGATGATGCTCTTTACTTTAGAGCGTTCACCTGCACCATTACCATCGTCAAACAATGGTAAGAATACCTGCATAAGGGATTTACCTAATTCAAATCCGTCTGTTACCAACGATGAAGTTTGTAACGTGTGACGAACGGAAACAGTAGTCGATAGTTCTTGTTCTTTGAACTGTTGACGGATCTGACGTGCTACTTTGACAATTGCTTTAGCAGTCTTTTTGTCAACACCTGTACGTTTGTTCAGGATGTCGATCTCTGCTTTCTCCAACGGATAGTCTAATTCTACCGGGAAGAAACGGTCTAACAACGCTCTGTCAATAGCATGGGTACCAGTGTACTCACTACCAAGGTTGGCAGTTGCAAAGAACATGGTGTTTTCATGAACAGCGATGTGACGCTCTTCACCATCACCAGCGATGTCAACTGGCAAGTAACGACGTCTGTCAAGACATGGGAACAGGATATTTGCAGCACTAAGTGGAGCCAATTATGTTATCGTATGAGTTCTTTATCTCATACTTCTGTAGTTTCATATATATATCTACAGTTCAGACTATATCATCATACATTTCTGTATGTTCTGCGCTCGTGGGTTTTTACTATCCTCAGCATTACCTGGTGGGATTCCATAACCTAGTCGTTGAACCTTCAACTCATTACTGAGAAGCTTGGCTGCTGATTACCCCATCGGGCTTTCCAGCAATTCACAGAATTTTTAATGAGACGCTACTCCACGTAACAACATTTGTATATTTTCTTTAAAAACTTACCTCTTCCTTTACATAAAGAAGAGATAGTTGCACATATTGAATTAAAATTGTCATCAGGTTTCAACATGTGTCTAGCTGCTTTAGCAATGTTTGCAAATCTTAATTCTTCACCTGTTTCAGTGTTAATTATTTTAACAGTTTTCCATTTCCACTTACTTCTTTCTAAGTCATACTTTGTAATACAACGATTGTCATAACTCCAAAGATAACCACCTGTTGAAAGAAGTTTACCTCTTGCACAAGCTGAAATGCCAGAACTACTAATTTTTGTAATTCTTTCAGCTTCACTACAAGAAGGATAACTGTTTAATAATTTAGCATCTTTACCAAACTGATATACTGTTTTACTATTTACAGCACAATTAGTTTGTGTAACAGGATCTAATTTGTTATTTAATACAGGATGTAATAAATCAATCCAGTACTTTTCTTTAACTAACAAATCTTTAGTGTCGATATCAGGACAAACTTCCAAAATGGAATATGAAAACTTTTCTTCACCGTACTTATTGAAAATGTTCTGCATTCTCGAATTTTCGTGTTTTTTGGTTTTCAGTTTGTTTCTGTGTTCTAACATTCTATTTTTAACGTTAACAGAACTACCGACGTAATTGCATTCATTTGCTTTAATATAATAAACACCTGAAGCGTTTATTAAGCAGTTTACATTTTTTTCAAAGAGCTTTTCCATTCTTGACATTACATATACTTGTTATATATAATATAATGTATTGGAAGAGTTTATACAATAAATTGTTACTTTTTTTTAACGACTCAATTCGTCTAACAAGATGATACAATCCTCCTGGATATACTTAGCAAATGGAGCATAATCAAACTCGGAGAAACCTTTATCGTTCAATCTGTGTACGCCAAGCAACGCTGATTGTGCGTCTTGTACAGTACCCATATCTACGATGTAAAGCTTTTTACCCATAGAGTCTGCTAAATGCTGGATCAACTCTGTTTTACCAGTTCCGGTTGCCCCGACCATCAAAGTATTTTCCATACGCACTGCATTACGGATCATAAGATCCCAGGTGTCTTGCTCGATGTGAAAACCAGTAGCTTTAAGTGCTGGGATAGGATACTTTGCTTGTAGTTCTTCTCTGAAACCTGCAACTGCGGCAGTGGTTCCAGGAACAGATTTGATTTCAGCAACTTTAGCTGCTAAATCATACACCAATCCTGCACCTGCAAAACCAGAATTAAGTTTGGTGGCAAGTGCTTCCTGACCTTGATTGATCAAATACTCAAAGTACTTGTCCAGGTCAGTAAGATTGGGTTGAACGGCAGTGTCCACACCATGGTAATACGTTACTTCTTCATAGTGAAGGATGTGTACTGAATTGATTTTAAGTACACGGTCTGTACCGTATGTGTAGTCATTGGTTGCAAATACACTTTTCATAGGATAACGCATACAAACTTCGTCAGGGATGACGATTTCTGCAATGTCTGCGTAGCTTTCAAGTGTTTCTGATAAAGCTTCCTCTTGTGCAGGAAGTAAAACTGGTCTGAATGATTTTACGTTAAAATCGATTTTGAAAAATATTGTGTTTGACATGTTTTTTAATTTTGCTTTAATTTTTTGAGTCGCACAGCGAACTCTTTGTTGTGAATGGGACTTAGAATTTTACGTTTCTTTAGAGGATTAAGTGCATTATTGATTCTTTTCTCTGATATTCCCAGGTACACTGATGCCAGTCTCTGGGTTGGAAATTCAATAGCAACACGTTTCTCTAACGGGATCGACAGGTCATACACCAGGATCGCTTTACCTTCAAATGGATCGTCTATCATAAGTGTAATCTTCAAGTTTCCGGAACTCCGGTTATTGTCAAAACAGGGTGTTTTTTTACCCTTGTGTTGTCTCACTGATGAGACAGTGTTGTCTCACTGGTGAGACTTCCCTTATATATATATACTATATAGAGTACTTATATAGAGCGAAAAATTTCACAGTGTCTCACTGGTGAGACAATCTTAGTCATTATCGACTTTGTAACTGTTGCCTTCATTTCCGAAACGACTATTTATTTCTTTCATGATCTGATCCATTACATTTGAACCTTGTTCTTGATCACGTTTCTTTAGAATACCACTAAGATCGTTGTCTAGTACATCTGTGATCTTTTTAATAGACTTTCTCATGTCGGGTGGCAGTTTATCCATTAAATCTTTCAAACGTTGCTTAGAAGCTTCTATTTCGGATTTAGGATCTTGCTCAATACCGAACAACGGTCCATTAGTGTCACTGGTTTGTCTTTCCTTGAGTACCTTGTAAACATTTTTCTTCTGTTCCTGGAGGTGTTCAATTAACATGTCGATCATTCCCAGACACGTGATTGGAGATGCGCTGAACTGAAAACCAAGATTTGAAGGCATTCCTTCTTCATTGAGTTCCAAACTTGCAACCATAAACTCATGAGTATTTTCTTCTCCTGAAGAGGACAACACTTTTTGAATCTGTTCTATTTTTGATATTTTCATGCGTTTAATTGTTTGCTAGCAAATTGTCTTGTAGGAATGCTAGGTTCCTTGTAATGATTTTCTTCTTTGAAGGGTCATACGCCCTGTGAATGAGACCACGTGTTTCCAGATCTTTCAGATGCCGGTACAGCGTTGCACGACTCATCCCGGTCAGATTGATGAGGTAATCTGTTCCTGGATAACAGTAGTCCCGTGCACCGCATAAGCACACGAGAATACTGTATAGTCCTTTTGTAGATAACGGGACACTTTCATCAAGAATGACTGATACCGGAATTCTTCCAAATTTCATCGGAAAGCATTTTGGGTTCAGTAATTCCAACGTCCTTGATCAAGTCTACCATTGGTGCAAGCTTGTTTATCAACGATTTAGAAGTTAAATACTGTTCTGTATTTAACAAACTGTCAGCTTGTTCCTGTGAAATAGGAAACCTGGTAGCTGCAACGCCTGCATCAGCAATTTCTACTGTGCGGATGATAAACTTGGATTTTGCAGCTTCTTCAATGGCAGCTACGTGCTCAGCAAAGCGAGCGTGGATCATGAGGAGTTCCTCGTTGGATAATAGATTTTTTATGTTCATAATGCGAGTTTTTCAGGGGTAAGACCAAAAAAGTTAGTAGGAAGCAATCCTGCGTTAATCAATGTCTGACACACGGTTTCCGTTGAAATTCTCAATTCCCGGAGTGATGGTAAAGACACGTGATGATCATAGGTTTTGCTACCAATTTTGACATGGGGGAAAATGGCGTTAAACAACTTGTCCACAGGTGCATAGGTCATATCGTACTTCAATTTTTCGATAGCACGTTTTGCTCTGTTGTGATCTGCTTCAATAGCTGTTTTAGTCACCTTATCCATAGTTTGGAGTTGTTCTGGTGTGAATTCACCTAAACCATACATAACCCTGCGATACATGTTTCGCTGAATAGGGTTAAGATGTAGACCGTTGTGGCGGTTTGTAGAATTGTTACGCTGGTTTTGGTACAATTTCTCGTACTTAACCTGTGTAGTCTGCTGGGTGCGCTCGTAGTAGATATTCAATCCCTGAGCGGTTGCTGTGATGCTTTTAGTATTTGACATGTGATTGTAGTTTTGATAATAGGTGGTTGATAAATGGGGGTTAAATGTAGAGGTTTTGTAGATATCAACAAAATTTTCTACACTTAGATACAAAAAACCCCGACAATTGCCGGGGTTTTAGGTTAATTGGTGATGTTAACGATTATTAATCATCGAAGTCTGCTCCGATTTCTTCGCGGACAACGTCAGCACGTGCAGCAATGTGTGCACGAACTTCATCGGTGTTAGTATGTTGGATTAACACGTCTTCACGGGACTCACTTCTAGAGTAATATGTCCTGCGGAAAATAGGTTCGTCGTCAACACGCAAGATTACACCGTCTTCACGGTTGCTCATCTTGATGTCGTATTCAAAGCTTTTGTCTCTGAATGGAGTCAAAGATTCTGAAATAACGATTTTACCTGGTAATTCCTGCCATGGTTTCCAGTTCATGCGGGAAAGCACTTCAATGGGTCCTTTTACAAGACAGGTTACAAACTTCTCGTCCATAAAACCGTTCTCACTAAACTCTAAACGAGCGTGTTTAAGAACGATATGACCGAAAGCTTTGTTTTCTTTGTTTACACGAACCACCATACCTGCATCTGTAGGTATTACTGTGGGTTTAGAGAACGTAACGTTCCCTGGAGCTGTTGCACTTTGCATAATAGATTTGATTAAAATGTGAATGAAAAAAATTAATTGTCACTGGAGTCATCGTCCAGATTGGTCAAAAAACTTGCTACCATGAGTAATAAATGATAGGGTGTACTGATTGGTGCAGTTAACCATATATAAACATGATACCTGCTGATTCTTTTAGTTCTAAAAGCAGCAATGCCGATGTAAATAGTCATAAATAGATAACACCAAATAAGATATCTTACTAACATCAGCAATGTGATGTACAAGATAACATTGGTCATCATAATTTGTGGTCGGGACTCCAGTTGTAGTCGTCAAAGTTTGCTGAAACAACGAGTTTGTCTTCAAACACAACCCTGTTACCGTATAAGGTTACAAAGTGATGTTCGAACTTTACTCCTGGATCTGCAATCAATAATGGACTGGACAAACCGTGACCTTGGTTGTCAGCAGGATAGAATACCAACTTGTCGTTTACTGCACGTACAAGCAAATAATTGTAGACAATGTCAGCACACTCACGAACATCAACTAGGTTCGCTTTGTTTACTTCATCATCGTCATAGTGAACACAATTAACGTAATTATGAGCAGGTTCGCTCAATGCATACAGAGTAGAGTCAGTAGACTCTTTTACTTTATGGATTTTCATAGGATTTAATAAGGATTGGAATAAAGGGTATAGTCACCCATGAATTGTTTATTTACAATAGTCAGTTCACACACGTTTAACAGTGTGTAATCCTCACCATCCTGGGAAGTAAACTCATACTTAGACAATACTTCACGGTATTTGGAATGATCTTGATTGTCAATACCTGGTGTACGCCATGTGTAATCATGGATTGTCCTGGTAGGACGGTTGTCACAGAACGTGACTTTGACAGTGTAGTTATAAACAGGTGCTTGATGTAGAAAAACTATCCAGTAGCTGAAATATGCAAGAAGACAAATCAAAATATTAAACCACTCTTCTTTGATGAAAGTAATTAAATTAAATGTTTTCATTTATTATCTCGATATGTTTTGTTGTAAAAAATAACATACAATTGGACATAATAATGCTAGTACCATAAACACATATATGGGGAATGGATGAATGGGATAACACGCTTGAATCATTGCATTGTGGAATTGTTTTAATATACTTTGTTTTTCGTTGCTCATTTGTTACCTCCGTATGTTAAGATTCAAGTATTTTGTCACTTAATTCAAACCACCCTACTGCTCCAGCAATAGCTGCTGGTATTATGAGTAGACACATTGCTGCTGTGAGTAGCAACCAAACAATAAATGTGATGTATTTCATTTGATACCTCCGCTTCTGTATTCTTCTCCTTTTTGAGCAATTGCATCTAATACTCTATATAAAGGAACTAACATTGTTCCATTAGTATAGATTTCTTTGTCATCTTTAAAAGTGTAGTCTAAAATAAAGTCTACAACTTTAAGGTCTTTTTCGTCTGTGATGTCTTTTAGTCTGCTACTTACAGATACATTTTTTTTAATTTCTTCGTTTTTCATTTGTTACCTCCTTTGCATTTACAAGACTCACTATGAATAATACCTCCTCTAGGATTACTAATATAATTATGATTTTCCCAAGTAAACTCATCTGTATAGTAAGGAAGTTTACCACGTTCTTCAGTAGTTCTATGACCACTCATGTTTTCTGTGCAACTGCTAAACATTCCGCATAACAATGTTGCTAATATTAATTTTTTCATTGTTTGTTCTTTGGGTCCATCAATGCTTCCAGATGTTCCAGGAGTTGGTAACCCAATTCCTCATCTTCGTCAATGACTTTGTTCTGATGATGTTTGTTAAACTTCTCATCGATTTGCTTGATAAAAAACGAGTTCTTAGATTTTGCCTCGTTAATTGCTTTGCGCAGGTCAGGATTTACAAAATCTCGTATAAACTGATACTGCACATTCAACACTCGTGCAAGGATATATGCACGTCTTACATCTTTTATGTCTATACTCATAATGTTAATAGTTTGGGTGGTTAAAAACACACAAATCCCGGAGTACAGAAGCTCCGGGATGTTGTTAGTGTGCTTTCTATGAATACCACAATTTACTCTCGCATGTCCCCTCTTTATCTGCATAGAGGGTTTGGAAGGGAAGACCGGATTCGAACCGGCACTTGTAATAGTCTTTTGCAAGGACTATCACTGGGATACACAATACCCAACTTCCCTTTGCAAACACTGCCGGGTTCGAACCGGCGTTGTAGGTAATCGTCAGCTTGACCCTTTCATCGACTCGGTTTCAGCATCTTTTTATTAAGAATCTTACTCGCCTTTTGATATACTAGCGTACTTATAACTTTCGCTTTGGTATCCTCTGCAACCACAGTGTTTACGTCTAAAACTTACGCTTTAGACACGGTTTCTTTTACTGCTCTTTTCTTAGGAGCAGGTTTTGATTTCAGTTTAATGATTTCAGTTTCAAGTTGTGCTATTGTTTCTTCTGATAACTGATTATTAGACTTTAATATCATAATCTCTGTCTTCATTTCAATTATCCTGTCAATCGCTTTTGAAACTGATTCGTCTTCAGTACTTGCCAGGTCACTATATTCGTCTAACAAGTAGTCGCTACGGTCCATAGACACTGTAAGCATCATCATTAAAGCAAGACAAACTGTAAAATATTGAAAATGACTATCTTGAGCATTTTTAGAAATGAAGCTGATAACCATACCTGCGATGATAATAGAGAACGCAATGAACAGTCGCCATCCGAGGTTAGTCTTGTGTTTAAGATGTTTTAGATCAGCTGCTCTGAAAGGTTTGTCTAGCATAGCAGTCATCCAAATAAATCCGCAAGAGAAAAATAACCACTCAAATCGAAGTAATCGATGTTTCTGAGTGAGTTCACTGTCAGTGTTTTCGTCAAAATCTTTTCCGGTTTTGTAAACTGAAAAGTTGATGGTTGGTAACAAGCAGAAGCGACTGAAGTCAAACTTTGCTTGTGGTGTGATGAAGTGTTTAGTATGTATTTTCATAAGTTTTAGAGTTAAACTATAAGGCGTTAAACTTATAATGGTTAATTATTAGTCTACCGCCTTATATTAGTTAAATACTGCATTATGCAGTCCGCCTGCAAGGCATTTGATTTCTGATAAAAAAAATTGCTGTACTGCTTTACCTTCACCTCGTTGTTCTTGCATAACCCATTGGTTACAAGTGAGTTTAGCTGTCATCAATCCTGGATGACCGTAAATACTGACAATGGAATAAATTCCTTGTTTGGAAAACAGATGTACTTTGTCACCGGGTTTTAATGAACTTTCAAATGCAGGACGTGTCTTTTGGTATTGAGCTTGGTTTTGAACTTTGATGTAACTGGTTAACATCTCCTGGGTAAGATCAGTGATAAAACGCATCGTCTTTTCAACCGGTTTATTTGTCTCAGTATCTGTTTCCATTTTCTTGATGACCATGACGCAGTACTGCTTAGGATCAAACGTACTGCCGGGATTTTTGTCATAAAGAGAGCAATACTTACCAATGGCAACAATGTTACCATTCATAAACTTGACCTTTTTGTTTTTCTCAATGACAGGTATAACACCTGTAAAGATCAACGGTTTGTACTTCTTTTGTTGTGTAGCATTGCTAGTCATAATCAATATTTAATTCCTCATCGGGATAACGATAATAATGATTTTTTCCGATTTCAATGATGTCTTTGATAAATCCATCATCTATGACATATACGACATCGTACTTTTCATACTTTAAAGTAATCACCATGTTAAATTCACTGAATTTAAACAGGTAAGCTTTGATTATAGGACCGTCAAAACCTAGTCCGTCGATCATACAAGAATCTTCAAACGTAGGTACCAGCATTCCTGGTTCTTTACAATACTCAATTGGAAACGACCAGGACGTGTCTGTCTGTGCTTTAATGTTAAAAGACAGTAAACATAATAAACTAATCAATAATTGTTTCATCTAATTTAGGATTTGAATATTCGAAATGACCTTTGTGTTTAATCCATGGACCGTCAGGGTCATTGACACCGTCCCAGGTTTTGAAAGCTTCAATTGCATCTTTCATGCGTGAGTAACAATAGCGTCCTTCATAACCAGTAGCATTTAGTCCATAGACAATACCTACAGTAAATATAAACTGACTAAGACCGACAATACCGCGATTGGGTATCTCTCTTAATGAGAAATACCCTTCACGGATAAGCAATTTTTCTAACTCTGGATCAATCATGATACAGGTTTAGTTTGACGTGTAAGTTTTTCACAACGATCTAGCATGGTAACTGTGATAGTACATTGATTTCTTACTCCTTCCAACATGAGGCGTTCTTGCTTTTGTTGGTCAAAGATGTTAGTACTGATCCATTCAGCTAAAGCTACTACGTTGGGGAATGTGTGCTGCGAAGTTGCAAGTATTCCACCTGCTGCTCTTCTTTTTCTTTTAAAACTTTTCATGCGAATAAAATGTTTGCTCCCCGTGAGTGATTTGAACACTCCCTCCGTCTACTAGCTAGACCTCAGTTCCGTAAATTTTACGGGGAATTGACATGATTATGGAGGTGTCACCTCTTGATTTTACTCAAACTCTATATTACTTAAAGCAACAAGTGCTTTGTTGAACTCGTAAACAAAATCAGTTTTGGTAATTGGATAGAAAATATGTTTATCCAATTCCTGGTTGATAGTGTACATGTTTTTGTACACTGACCAGCTTTTTTTGTATCTGTTGTACGAGATACCGATAAAGTTTGTGTCTCTTTTACAGTACAGTTGTCTTTTGTGAAAAGGATGTTCTGTAGCGATATAGTAATCTGTATTGGTGCTATTTACGACTTTATAGAAGTGTTTCATTACTACATCCGGTAAATCTTTATCAAACATTAGGGTTCGATAAATACGTTTTCCGGTTTGACTTCCAGTTCCAGGAGAAGATCAGCAATATATTGATCATTATCATATCTGTTAAGATTACCAGCATCTTTGGTGTTCTTATAGATAAGAGAATGATACTGCATGTTTGGGTCTATCTCCAGGAAGAAGAACTCAGTCAAGTCTTCTTGAGTAACTTTAAGCATTCTTAGACTAACTTTAGGTACAACAATTTGCTTAATGAAAAGCTCATTGTTCTTGACTTTTAAAATGACAATAGTGTCAGCGTCACCAAAGTTACGTTCAACAAACAATGTACTAACATCACGTCTAGTAATCTCATTTTGATTATCGACATCATAGAATACGATGGCATTACCATACCACTTTATGCAAGGCAGTATGTCAAAAGCTTTGTTAAGGATTTCGTGCATTATCATGATCGTTAGAAACTGGCAACACGGTTTTTATGGTTACTAAAGTTTACATGATTAAGTAAACTACCAGGTACTTCAACATACCCAGATGGCTTCACCATGTGATGCTTACCACTAGGATCTGTAATGATATCACCTACACTTGTAGAACGAATGTTTAACACAGCGTACTGAACATTGAAATCATTTTGTGATTTGAAGTAGGCTTCACTCAAAGAGTTGGCATGCACGAACGCTACTTCCTGATACTCGTGCTGTCCCCTCACACATTCCGTGTTGAGAACCCCACCAAATGGGTGGTGAATTGTGTATTGCATAATAATTGTGGTTTAGTGGACCATACAGGAATTGAACCTGTAACTCTTCCGCACTTCTGCGTTGTACCCTTTTTTATTTAATGTGAGGTTCGGACATACCTCATTACAGTTTTTTTGCGTCTACCAAGTTATATAGTGGGTTCTTATGATTGACCAGTATATAAGCATTCCGCCACTGAGGTCATTTAAAATGGAGGTTCGTACAAGGAAGAAAAACACTCTTTCAGGAGAGCATCTTCATCACTTAACCCCATACTTAAAGCAATATCCCTAAGATCTTGAATGTGCTTTAACATGTAAGGATTTGAAAGGGTTTTCTTCAAGTAATGGTCTTTGACATACTGGCGTTTGGCTTCAATAGCAAACATAGGTTTCTGAATGCGTACGTCAATAGCGTCAATGTAAGTTAACTCTACTAACGCTGTATCATAGATCAGTTGTTCTACTGGTACTTTAAACACACAGATTTTGATGTCTTTGTACTGACAAGCAATGCGTTGAATACGGTTACCAAACACGTCTGTACAGGTACTACTAAGGGTACTCTCACCAGTATGACCAGCATTTATTTCAGGCAGTTCAATTAAGAACTTAGTAAAAGAGAGATGCTCAGGGATGATGATGTCAACGTCATTGGGTGCTCGAGCAATCAGATCTCGCAGATTTAACATTACACTACCACCTATTATGGCAGAATGCATGTCTCTGTAGACCATTTCGAGTAGTTCGTGGAAATGTTGTTTATTCATAAGTAATCTTTTCGTTATTAGGTACAAGGTGAATCCCTTTGCACTCAGTTGTAATAGGCATTGATCACCTTCTCTTCGTGATATCTTTCCTGTTAGTAAGAGTCTCCTACTACAACTGCTCACCCTTGGGAGACTAATTAAAGGATGTCGATACTATACACATGAGTAGACATGCATAGTACACTTTAATCAGTGTGGTTTTATATATATCCACGTGAGTTATGGTGCATTACTTGAGCAGTTTACACATGCTCAGGTGTTGTAGGATGCTACTCCTTGTTGTGGTATTACGTGAACTAGCTTATGTTCACAACCTGGATTTGATTGATGTTGGTCATCACCCTTTCATGTTTAATAGTTTAACGTCATACTAAAGAAGTAAAGATTGCATGAGGTGCTATCATTGCATACTTGTATATGGCATCGTGTAAACTATCGATGTTATCTATACAACCACATATCAAGAAAAATTCACGATTACGGATGATAATAGCATATAGAGTTTCCTTTGCGTATGTCCCCCAATTAGTATTCTCTGTCAACTCAGTACCGTCAGTCCAATTGATTCCTTTCTCTGCTAATGCTTTCATGAGATACTTAGCAGTGGTGTGATTGTTACATGGTATGAGGACATAGGTAATCTTTTCAGATGCAAGGTGGTCAAGCATGTCTTGTAGTATATCTAGTTGTTTCATAGTTCTGGTTATTGGGGTGCTGGCGGTGGTTCTCTATCTTTTTCCTCCTAAGAGAGAGAACAAGTATATAGAGAGAAAGAATACACTAAGAGAGAAACACTATAGAGAAACAATTAAATGTCGTACTCATCTGTCAGTACTCATGATCCTACTGCAATACAGGAATTACTACCCGTACTTGCTCTCTAACTACCTTGCTAGCCATCTAATGCAACCGTCGAGAAAGACGTGTTGGTGCATTTTAGTGTTGGAGACGATTGGATCAATAAGGGTTGTGGTGATGTCTTGCACCCGCTCTAACACGCGCAACTTATTACCAAACAATTAGTTGCAATCGGTGTATTAACTGAGACTTGGGTTAATAACGCGTTATATATCACTATAACTCTTGCGTTAACAGGTACAACGTGTACCGATCAGTTACTATAATAAGCTAGATTCAAGGAAGTGAAGCAATATGTTAACGCGAGAATGCCGAAGGCATTCGAGCATAAGGTTATTCGCTCTCTCTATAGAGTAATCTAACACCAGTGTCTTGTCTCTCTCTCTATAGAGAAAGCAGACAAACTATTCCAAGCGCACTGCAACTGAACTGTTTCTCTCCTGGAGAACGTAGTCAATATGCCGGATCGCAATGCGGGTGACAACGGCAAGTCCGGGAGCGGGTACGGGACCGGTGGCGGGTACAACGGTTATCATCGGGATTCGGCGATGATGTGTCGTTGCTGGATCACGGTAAGCAAACGTTAGTTTGCACCGTGTCAAAAATGCCGAGCGCAGCGAGACCGCTTTTGTTAACGTAAAAGAATCAGCGAAAGATCAGCGATGTGTCTTCTCTCTCTATAGAGAGAACGGATACCGTTAAAAGAAAACAGAGAGGTGTTACCCTCCCTGTCTCTGTGATTACGCTTTAGGCGCAGCAGCTTTCGTTGCAGGTGCTTTTGCAGCAGGTGCATCGTCGAAGTCGGCTTCATCGTCGGTTGTTTCCGCAACGATAGTACGCGCAGCTGGGCGACGTCCTGCACTCGTGCGATTCTCGAACTGACGGTGAGCTTGTTCGCGGATGAAGTCCATAGAAGGACGCAACACGAAGCGGATTTCGCCGTCTTGGTTCTCGTAGGTTTGGACTTCGCCGTCCTCGAGAAGCATGTTCGAATAGAAAACACCCGGAGCTCGGTTACCCTGCTCGGTGTAATTTTCTTCGAAGAAGTCCAAGTCCGCTTGCGCAGTTTTCTTGTCGTTAGAAGCAGGCGATACGGTGTAAGCGTAGCCAGTCGAAGTCATGTAAGCGAAAGTCGCTTTCAATTTGAACGTTTTGTTAGACATAATGCTGATTTTTAGTGTAAGTTCAAGTACGTGAAGCACTATGAAAAGTGAGAATGACGGAGTCATTCGAACAGTAGATCATTAAGAAACAGCGCAGAGAGTATTAGTCTCTACGCTGTAATGTCTTAATCATGTCGTTGCATGCTTCTTGTCTGACGCTTGTCTGATTGTTCAGCAAAGAATATTACTGTCATTCCAAATGTAGCAAGAAGACACACGACCCACACGAATCCGCAACCGACCATGTTGCGGAAGTTATCCGTGAAGATGTCATTCTTATTAGCTAACGTATCAACGAACGCGCATAACGCACTCATGCCGATAATAAGAATAACACAGAATGTAACAGGTACCACTACAGTGAGTAGTCCTTTGACGAAGTATTTAATCATTGTTTTCATGTTTGTAAGATTTATAGTGTAACACCAAGCATGTCAAGCTCCTTGTAACCCAAGCAAGACGAAGTCTTGTGCAGTCAGTTCTTTGTTGTTTTTCTGTCCAGACGAAGTCCCCGCAAAGCATAGGGGGTAGGTCCGATCGCAGGCGGACGGGGGGAGTTGAATGGTAGGTGCTACCACCACGCTAACACTCTGTGTATTTAAAAATCAAAAAAAGCATGCTCACACTCTATATATTCTGACTGTCAAATAGGGGGGACATAAAAAACCCCCAGGGGTACCAGGGGGGGGAGTTGTCATTAGGGTGTATAAAATTTTTAGGGTTGTTGGGTAACTTTAATTCCAGCTCTCTCCAGGAGAAGAAGACCAGCATGATCTCGGTATTGGGTCCGATAGATGAACTCAGTAATTCCAGACTGAATTATCATCTTGGCACACTCGATACAGCAACTATGGGTGCAGAACAGTGTTGCTCCCTCTGTGGACTCAGTAGAGCGAGCTGCTTTAAATATAGCATTTGCTTCAGCATGTACTACTTCAGCTTTTGTAACCCCATCACATTCACATTCATTTGGAAATCCAGAAATCGTACCATTCCAACCAAAGGCAATGATGTTCTTGTCTTTGACGATTACAGCACCTACGTTTAGTCGCAGACACTTGGATTCAACAGAAATACGATCTGCAAGATCCATGTACAATGTAGCATGTTTCATGCAGTAACCTCCTTTTTGTTAAGTAATGACTGAAAATTCCGACGTACCTGGTCAGAGATTGGTATCGGTCCACCTTCGTCATCAACGCGTACAAAGGAGATGTTAGTAGTCAGGATGATGGTCTCCTCGCCAGTAAATACATTGTAGACCCTAGCCTGCACTTCAAAAATAGCACTGGTGGTTCCAACGTGTGACATCTGTGCGTAGATCTTTACCAGGTTCGCTTCTTTAGCAGGTTTCTTAAACACGCATTTGTCTATTGCAATAGTAACCATGTTCTTGGTGTGACAGCATTCCATTGCGTATGCAGCGGCAGCTGCGTCCAGCCAAGCAAGGAGGGTACCTCCAAAGAGGTTACCATGAAAGCCTAGATCCTGTTTCTTTACAGGATGGGTAGAAAGTAATTTCATTTATAAGATGTTCTTGTATAGGTTAGATGTGTAATAGTCGTGTAGGTAGGTAAATGCTTCCTCGCTGTCTTCGGAGTAGGTCACTCCACGAGCAGTGAGTAGTTCAAATGTAGCATGAAGTATTTCATGCGCAAGGACGCCATGGAAATGATGATCAAAGTAATCAGCCTCTTCGTAAATACGAATGATGTGTAGTCCCTGTACAACAGCAAATAACCCGTTGTGGCGATCATGTTTGCGTTTGAGATAATCTACAACATCATTTGCTTCCTTCTCCTGGAATGGATCAACGTGTTTGAGCAGTGAATTCTTTAGTTGCATATCGGTCTGACCGACGGAGAGAAAGAGCGACTGCTTGTAAATGTCAGCAGTCACCCATGTAAATCCTTTAATTTTCTTTTTCGGTTTAGTTTTAGCAGTCGTCATGCGTTATCCCAATGTTTGTTGTAACGCTCCCAGTAGAACTCAATCATATCCTGGTTAAACTCCTCTCCTACGTATTCACAATAGAACACACTGTCATGTCGTTGAAACGCAGCGGTAGTAACAATGTTTTCCGGAGCAATCCCCTCATCAAGCATCATGTTTACCATCCAGGTATAATTCTTACCGCTTAATACAGCAGCTTCTACCAGGATAAACTTCTTGATACTTTTTTTCAAATGTCTGAGAGTTAAAAAGAACTCTTGTTTGTACAAGACATCCAACTCATCCGGGTATGGTACATCAATGTTGATCATTTCCATAATCTCTCCATCGGCACTCATTGCATGCGACATACGCATAGCAACCGTTGAAGAGTAATCAGGACTTACGTTTAAGATAACTGTATTTCCAGGATGGAAATCCTCATGTTTTGCTACATACACTTCCTTGCACAAACGGTCGATTACCTCGTACTCTGTTTCCGGATCAACAAACTTAATTTTCTGCATCCGTACTAGTCTCATTAGATTCAGTCACTTCTTCATCTAAAATCACAGCATCCTCTATGGTGGGAGTATTAGGCATATAAGTACCTTCACGACCTGTAAACCTGTCCCAGGTAGTACTGCATTCAGGACACTGATGCAAAATCAATCCGTCTTCGGCACCCTCAATATCAATTCCAAGGATGTGACTAAAGTGAACCGGAGTTTCTTTGGTCCAACCATATAAAGCACATGCCTCATCCAAGTCCTCTTCAGTGAGTTCTTTGTCCAACCCAAACTGAACAATACGTTTAGCAAGCTCTACGCGAAGAACATCTCTCACATCACCTGCGTCAAAGTTGAAGTCACATTTTGGACACTTACCTTCCAGGCTGGTTAACTCTGTTCCGTTTTCAACAGGAACGAATTTTAATTCATCAATTATTTCCATGTTACAAATTTAAAGAACTTTAAGGTTAAATTTGTAGAGTTTAAACTTTTTTTGTAGATTTGTAATAGAAAGGTCTACAATATGCCAACTCAAACCAACCAAACAACCCAACAAGAAACTGAAAAAATTTCATTAGAATCAATGAAACAGTTCTACACCGAACAATTGTCACTGTTAAAGTTGCAATTAGAGTACGTGACTCTTCGTAAAGAGATCGCGCAAGCTGACGCAGAACGCATTGAAGCAATTGCTAAAACAGCGTACTATACCAATCCTCCTAAAGCACAAAGTCCACAAGACGCTTCTGATACAGCTGGGTCAGAAGACTAACACCTTATGGTTACATCCTGTGTAATGCAGTATGCTGACCTATCCATCCGACAAGAAAACCAACGACCACAATGCAAGTAAATAAAATCACCAAGAAACTGCGTGTAACACGTTTTGACATGTTGCGCTGCCAGTTGCTCGTGGAGATTGCATTCCAGCGTAAAGAGCATTTGATCCCCAGTGATCTTGAGTTCTTAACACTTCTTGCATTGTGGGGTCCGATGGATTTACCAGTGTTCTGTGAAAAAGCGGCATTGCATGCCTATCCGCATGTTGATCCTTATGATCTACCCAAGCGTTCTCAAAACGTACGTAACCGTATTGTAAAGTTAGAGAAAAGAGGGTTTTTGGTGAAACATAAAAATGGTAAAAAACAAGTAATGGTAGCACCGGAACTTATCCGTATGGATGCAGGAAACGTACTATTAGATTATCAGTTCTTAAGCATAGCAGAATAATGAAACCGACCAGGGTAAAAGATGTCATCTCTCCTATTGCTCACAAGCATGGTCTATCCAAGGAGTTGTCTGAAAAGATCCTTCAGAGTTACTGGGGGTATGTCCGGGAGAAAATGAGTTCTATTGAACATCCCAGGATAATGCTTCCCAATCTGGGAACATTTACAGCAAAACCATGGAGTGTTGACCGCAAGGTAAAAGATGTTAGCAAATATCTGGATTATCTGTTACCCCTTTCCGGAAGCACCACTAGTTACGCTATTATGAAAGACCGTGAAAAAGACCTGGAAAATCTTCTTCTCCTCCAGGAGAAGTTAACCGAAGAATCTTACCAAAAGAAAGTATTTAAAGAAACAAAGAAACTATGAAATCATTGATAACTATCTGGAAAGAAAAAGGTAACATCCTTGAGGGGATCACCAATTCTATTTTTAGTCGCCAGGATGTGGAGATCATTGCTGACAAACGCATGTTTGCTTGTAATGGTTGTGAACATCTTGACCGCAAAGGAAGTACCTGTCTGGTTCCCGGAACACAACCTTGCTGTTCCAAGTGTGGTTGCAAGCTTGCCTGGAAGACACGTGCTCTCGCTAGTGAGTGTCCTATAGGTAAATGGAAAGCTGAAGTGACCCAGGAAGAGGAAGATATGATTAACAAAAAGCTGGATTTGTAAAAATCAGCAAACACGTTCTTTGATTTATGGGGATGAAATGGATTCGACAGTATTGTCGGGGACATGTACACATGCAGAGAGATGATACTGTTCTCTTTAATCACGTATTAAAAATTTAAACGGCAACGTACAATTATCTGAAATGACTTTTGAAAAAGCTATCGAATTCGTGAACGAATACGAAATGGCAGCCTAAGTCACAGGGAGTCATCCCTGACCCAAAATGACAAGCGTTTTCCTGGTGATGTCAAAACCAGGTGGTGGAATCTGACTTCGGTCAACCCTTACGGTGCATGATATCACAATTTGTGATTTCAAGTACTAAGCATGTAAATAACTGTACATATCTGCTGCTTTATTGGACGGCGGTTCGATACCGCCCATCTCCACAAACATTATTAAAAAACCAATATTATGACAACAGAAACAACACAAACAACACAAAAAGAAACAGAATTTCAAGTACTGGGTAGCAGAATCTTGTTATCTGTACCAGCAGCACCAGAGTCAGTTATCGAATTAACTGAAGAAGGAAAACAAGCACGTCACATGGAATTTGTGATGTCACTTAAATCATTGGAAGTTTTTGCTACCGGCGAAGATGTTACCAAAGTAAAGAAAGGCGATAACGTATACGTTCCTCCTGGAATTGCAGTCAGTGGTGACAAAGTCATGATTGACGGTCAAGTAAAACTCCTTTTAGGAGAGCGTGATGTAGCAATCATTTGGTAATTATTAACTAACATGTTTTACGATCTCTTCACCCGTGCGGGTTCTCGAAAACACCTGGTAGCTCATCAGTTTACAGGAAACAATGCGACCCTTACTAATCATTTGTTGTGCACAAGCAATCATGATTTTCAATATCGTATTGTAGGTAGTCACTTTGAATATGACGTTCCTACGCTAACAGGTATTGAAACTGTAACAAACGGTGATTGGATTGTAATTAATAAAAACGGAGAACTGGAAGTATTTACTCCAACAGCTTTTGCTGCGTACTTCAAGTTCGTTGGTAAAAAAATTGATTTAGAATAACCCTGCCTTCCCGGAGCAGTGATCCGGGATACATTGCGCGGTAGTGTAACGGTAACACACAGGACTCATGATCCTGGACTAGGGGTTCGACTCCCTTCTGCGCTACTACATTGTCCTGTAGAATAATGGCAGTTCATCTGACTTTGACTCAGAGCGTAGAGGTTCGAATCCTCTCGGGACAACTAATCCAACCCTATGGACGTTTTAATATTTGAACCCGAAACCCACAGTTACATATCGCCGGAAACGGATATTAACTGGATCAGTGTAACCACCTTATTATCCAACTTCAAGAAACCGTTTGACGGTAAAAGCATTGCAACTAAAAGCGCAAAGAATGCAAAAGGTAAATGGTTTGGAATGTCTGTTGAAGATATTCAGAAAGCATGGAAAGCAGAAGCAGACCGTGCATGTGATCTTGGAACTTACTACCATAATCAGCGTGAACAGGAACTGTTAAGTTTTAAAACAATTGTACAAAAAGGTAAAGAATTACCTGTTATCCCCCCTATATACGATGAGCAGGGTCGCAAGATGGCATCCTCTCAAAAACTTGGTGACGGTATCTATCCGGAACACATGGTGTACTTGCGTTCCGCAGGCGTGTGTGGTCAAAGTGATTTGGTAGAAGTGGTAAACGGTAAAGTGTATATAACTGACTATAAGACTAATAAGGAAATCAAACGTCAAAGTTTTAAAAACTGGGAAGGTATCAGCGAGAAAATGCTAGCACCGGTATCCCACCTGGATGACTGTAATTACAACCATTACAATTTGCAGTTGTCAATTTACATGTACATGATCCTTAAACATAACCCTAAACTAGAGTTTGGGGATATTGTGATCCACCACATCAGCTTTGAAGAGAAAGACCAAAAAGACATCTACGGATTTCCTATTACACTCCAGGACGAAAACGGTAAACCTATTGTGAAAGACATTAAAGAATACCACATGCCGTATTTGCGTGACGAAGTGATTGCAATTATGCACATGGTTCAGGATAATCCTACTAAATTTTACAAACGCAAATGATAAGACTTTTTGATGTTCAGAATTCAAAAGTGGTACCAACAGAACATTGTTACACTTTACCAACGCTTCATGGAATTATGAAGCATTACCCGGATGAGTTTATGAAGGTCTATGCGTATTTGTTTTACATGGCGTGTCCTTCTCCGGAAATTAACCCATTTTTTGATTTACCAGAACAGGACAAAGAAGTAATCATTCTGCGTGAAATCGATGCAGATTTTTCTGTAGAAGATTTAGAAATCATTAAAGCACTGGCGTTTTGTAAAAAATTATATGAGACCCCTACTATGCGTGCATACATGGGTATTAAAACCATGCTGGACAGATTAGCAACCTATATGGAAAAAACCCCTATTGAACATGGTCGTGACGGTAACATTAACTCAATGGTAAATGCTGCTGCAAAGTTTGAGCAGATACGTGCATCTTTTAAAGGTGCTTATAAAGATTTACAAGAAGAACAAAAAGGTCACACCCGTGGGGGTGCTTCACTAGCTTATGATCAATAATATGTCAGAAAACTATTTATACCATTGGTTATTCCACTACAATTCTTACATGAATGTATGGTTTGCGTTTCATCGCGAAGACCAAGATGCTTACTGGAACGGAACAGAATCAAAATACGCAATTATTAAAAGTTCAAAGATTCCTACCCTCCTGGAGATTATCCGTCAAACAGACGGAGACAAAACTAAACTCGCTGAGATAGATGAAAACCGTAGTACCTGAACAACCAGAATTCATAAGCGAAATGCAATTCATTAACGATGCAACCTTTCAGGAAGTGTTGTTTAACGCAAAATCGCAGCAATTGAGGATCCATTTCCAGGAGATGAAAACACTCACTACCAAACAAATTTTACAATTGATTATTGATTTCTATGCACTTGCAGGATACGGTATCACTGTACGATTATATCGTACCCTTGAAAAACAAATACCACAAATTGTTGCTGAACTCCCATGAGTGAATTTTTAGAAGACATTCCTACCTATGATGCAAAGACTGCAACCTGGTCCACAACCAGCTTTTCTTCACGTGCAGACTTTGTAGCGTTTCTCTGGTCAATCTGGAAGGAACCAGGTAAGTATGAATTTGATGAAACCTCTTTAATATTTAACGAAGAAAGTCGTAAGTTCCGTAAAGAAGGAATTTACTGCCGTGCTCCGGTGCGTACTAAAGACTACGTTGACTATTGGGACGACCAGAAACAGAAATGCCGTAAAGGTGTAATCTTTTACGGAACCAAGGGACAGACATGGTTTTTGAACCGTGACTATTACATGTGGTTGAACTTCCTGCCGATCTATAACAAAGAGGTTGCAAGGTTTACGTTTGCTGACGTGCGTGACGCGCAGTATCACATGAGTCTTTACGAAGCAATTGCTGAGTGGAGTTACCGTCATGGTGCCATTTTAAAGAAACGTCAGATTGCGTCTTCGTACTATCATGCCGGTAAGATGATAAACCTCTTCTGGTTTGAAGAAGGTGCTATGAATAAAATGGCAGGGTCACTCAAAGATTATGTCAATGAGAAAGGAACCTGGCGTTTTCTGGAAGAATACCGAAATTTCCTGAACGAGCATACAGCGTGGTATCGTCCTTGTAACCCGGATAAAGTATTGAACTGGGAACAGAAAGTCGAAGTAAACACGGGGGGTCGTAAAACGGACCGTGGTTTAAAATCCGTCTTGATAGGTCTATCGTTAGATAAAGATCCAACCAATGGTGTCGGTGGTCCTTGTCGTTTCTTTTTTCACGAGGAAGCAGGTATTGCTCCCAAGATGAATGAAACTATTGAGTACTTGTTGCCAGCACTTAAATCCGGAATGATCTATACCGGAATGTTCATAGCAGCAGGATCTGTCGGTGACTTGGAGCAATGTGAACCGCTCAAAGAAATGATATTCAATCCTGACGCTAAAGACGTTCTCAAAGTAGAAACCAACCTGGTTGACAGCAAAGGAACAATCAAAGAATGCGGATTGTTTATTCCAGAGCAATGGAGCATGCTTCCTTGTATTGATAAATACGGAAACTCCCTGGTGGAGGAAGCATTAAAAATGATCATGGAAGAACGTGCTCAGTGGAAAAAGGACATGAAACCTGATGATTACCAGCTTCGTATTTCTCAAAAACCTACCAACATTGAAGAAGCATTTGCTTACCGTAAAGAAAGTAAGTTCCCTCAACATCTTGTTACTCAGCAAATTAGACGCATTGAAGAGAAAGAATACTTTTACGAGCATCTTAAATTAGAACGTAACGAAAAAGGAAAGATTGATGCAAAGGAAACACGCAAACTACCTATCAGCGAATTTCCATTGTCCACTACGGCCGTAGATAAAGAAGGATGTCTTGTCGTATGGGAACGTCCTGTAAAGGATGCACCATGGGGGACGTACTATGCTTCTATGGATCCAGTGCGTGACGGTAAAACTACTACGTCAAAATCATTGTGCTCACTGATTATTTATAAAAACCCACTTGAAGTTACTACCCATAAAATGGATGGTACGGTAGAGCATGTCATTGAGCAGGATAAGATAGTTGCCTCCTGGTGTGGTCGTTTTGATGATATTAACGATACCCACCGGTTTTGTGAACAAATCATTGAATGGTACAATGCCTGGACACTTTGTGAGAATAACGTTACCGGATTCATTCAATATATGATTGGGCAGCGCAAACAAAAATACCTGGTTCCTAAAAACCAGATTGCATTCTTAAAAGACCTGGGTAGTAATACCAACGTCTTCCAGGATTACGGATGGCGTAACGTAGGAACAATTTTTAAAACCAACCTTATTGAATACGGGATTCAGTTTCTTAATGAGAAAATTGACGAGTCTGTAGACCCAGAGGGAAACATCCTGAGCATCCGGTACGGTGTAGAAAGAATTCCTGACATCATGATTTTAAAAGAGATGCAAGCATACCGTGAAGGAGTGAACGTCGATAGGTTAGTATCGTATTGTGCACTGGTTGCATTTGCAAAAGTGCAACAAGCAAATCGTGGTGTTGCAAGAAAAACTGAACATGAAAACGAAGAAAGTAAACAAATGTCAAATAATATGAGTAAATTAAATATGACCCCCTTTCGTAATATGGGTCGTCAACGTACTGTTGTCGATGACAAATACAAAGTCTCACGCAGTCCTTATAAAAATTATAAATAATGGAACCTAATGAAGTAACCTCAACCCTGTCTCCAAAGGAGACGATTGTCAATATATTGGGACGACTGTTTAACAAAGGACACATCAGTGGAGATGAACTGTCACTTATGCAATCTGAATTGGTTACATTTGAACCAGAACCTACTGAATCTAAACTTGACCTGGATTTTTACAAAAAATTTATGTCATCAAGTGGTACTACACCTGGTCTTGGTGGTGCTGTATCTATTAATCATTCACTTGTTTATGCAGACATTACTCACACGTCAGACATACCTTTAATGAAAGGTAGTAACACCAAATTTTAATTAGAACTAATATGAAAGTCTATAACGCACTCCAACTTAAAAACGGTGCAAAATCCGAATATAACAAGATGGGTACCATTACCCAACCTGTTCAATTTTTACCGCAGAAAGAAAAAAACGACGAGTGGGCAGCGTGGAACGTTGACTGGTTGGAGTTGCAGGGTCTTAAACAACTTCGTCGTAATGCACGCAGGTTGCTAAAAAACTACAAGCTTGCAAACGGTATCATTGACAAGACCGATTACATTGTTTCTGAAGATAATGAAGAAGCTGATCTTGTTGACATTTTAACCAGGGAAGACGAAACAGCATTGGAACTTAAATTCTATCCTATTATTCCAAATGTTGTTAATGTTATGACCGGTGAGTTTGCCAAACGTACTGATCGCATCTTGTATCGTGCAGTTGATGATTTGTCTTATAACGAAATGTTAGAAGAGAAACGTGCAGATATTGAGAACTATTTGGTAAGTCAGGCAGAGTCCAAACTTGCTAAAGCTTTAATGGAACAGGGTGCTGATTTGTCTAACGAAGAAGTGCAGCAACAAATGCAGCAACAAGTACAATCCCTCCCGGAGATCCAGCAATATTATGCTAAGACGTATCGCAGTCTTCATGAGCAGTGGGCAACCCACCAGCACAAAGTAGACGAGGAGCGTTTTAAAATGAAAGAACTTGAAACTACAGGGTTCAGAGACAGCTTAGTTGCAGACCGTGAGTTCTGGCATTTCAGGATGATGGAAGACGATTATGAAATCGAACTATGGAATCCGGTATTGACGTTTTACCACAAGAGTCCGGACGTACGTTATGTATCACAAGGAAACTGGGTAGGTAAAATTGAATTAATAACCTTAGCAGACATCATTGACAAATACGGTTATATGATGGACGATGAACAGCTACAGGCACTTGAACACATCTATCCTGTAAAATCTGCTGCATATCCTATCCTGGGTCAGCAAAATGACGGTTCTTTCTACGACGCTACGCGCTCGCATGATTGGAACACTAATATGCCTTCTTTGGGAATGCGTCAGTTCATGAGTGTTACTGATAATTTCCTGAGCATGGGAGATGATTTGATTACTCAGATCGTTACTCAAAGTGAGGACTTATTTGATTACGGTACTTACCAGATGCTTCGTGTAACTACAGTGTACTGGAAGAGTCAGCGCATGGTGGGACATTTAACTAAGATCTCTGAAGACGGTATGGTTATCCAGCAAGTAGTTACCGAGGATTACAAGGTTGTTGACAAACCGCTTTACAATACTACCCTCAATAAAAACAAAAATTCTGAAACGTTAATCTACGGAGAACACATTGAATGGATCTGGATCAACCAGACCTGGAGTGGAATTAAGGTCGGTCCTAACCGTCCAAGTTTCTACGGGTCTGCTGACGTAAACGGTGTACAACCAATTTACCTCAATCTTAAACCTATTCCTTTCCAGTTCAAAGGTGACTTTACGTTGTACGGGTGTAAACTGCCGGTTGAAGGGTCTGTATTCACAGACCGTAACAGTAAATCTGTATCCCTGGTTGACAAGATGAAACCTTACCAGATTGGATACAACATGGTAAACAACCAGATTGCTGATATCCTGATCGACGAATTAGGTACTGTGATTATGCTTGACCAGAATGCACTTCCTAAACATTCAATGGGTGAAGACTGGGGTAAGAACAATTTAGCAAAAGCATATGTTGCAATGAAGAATTTCAACATGCTTCCACTTGATACCTCTATCAGTAACACAGAGAACGCTTTAGGGTTTAACCACTATCAGGTTTTAAACATGGAACAATCTCAACGTTTGATGAGTCGTATCCAACTTGCTAATTATTTCAAGTCACAGGCGTTTGAAACCATTGGTATTTCTCCACAGCGTATGGGTGCGGTCAATGCACAAGAGTCTGCTACTGGAGTGGAACAAGCAATTAATCAAAGTTATTCCCAGACTGAAATGTACTTTGTACAGCACAGTGAATACTTAATGCCTCGTGTGCATCAGATGCGTACGGACCTTGCACAGTTTTATAACTCACAGCGTCCAAGTGTTAGGTTGCAGTACATGACCACCATGGACGAGCGTGTGAACTTCCAGATCAACGGAACTGATTTACTTATGCGTGATTTTAACGTGTTCTGTACAACCAAGGTAAATACCAGGCAGATCATGGAGCAGATCCGTCAGTTGGCGTTATCCAATAATACAAGTGGTGCAAGTATCTATGACCTGGGTAATTTGGTTAAAGCTGAAAGCATGGCGGAGATCAATACCGTTCTTAAAGGTGTTGAACGTAAAATGGAGCAACAACAGCAACAATCGCAAGCGTCTCAGAAGGAAATGGAGGAAATGCGTCAGAAAGCTGAAACAGAGCGTCAGGAATCGAAGCAACGCTTTGAAGCAGAGCAAAAGCAATTGGATCGTGTTAACAACCTCCAGGAGGCTGAAATTCGTTCTGCTGGTTTTGGAGCAATGCAGGATATCAACCAGAACCAACAAAGCGATTATTTAGATTCTTTGGACGTATTGGACCGCAGACGTAAAGACCAGGATCAGATGAACCTGAAACGTGAAGAGAACCTCTCTAAGCAGAATATGGAAAGTGAACGCAATAACCTTAAACGCGAAGAACTCAGAACCCGTAAAGAAATTGCTGACAAACAAATCCAGGTAGCACGCGAAAACAAGAACCGTTTTGACACAAAATCGAAGAAAGACTAACATCTACAAGACTACGAATTTAACTACCCCGTCCACTGTGACGGGGTTTTTTATGCTCATTAGGTATTCATCCAAGTTTCTTTAGCGATGTAATACGTCTTTGTAATTTTTTAGTTCTACATATAACTCTCGAACGTTTAAAATTATGTAGATTATTAATGTAGACCTCGGTCAAAAAACCAACCAAGAAATGACAACCCCTAGTTCAACACCAACAAATGTCGATATAGACATTGACGACTTTTTACCACTACCAGGAGCAGAAGATATTCTGACTGGTGATGACAAGAAACCAAGCATGTTCAGTAAACCTGGACAGGTAGACACTTCCTTCCTGGATGGACCAGGGTCAAAAACGGATGTGGATGATGATGATGATCCAGACGGTAAAAAAACACCGGTAGCTGCATTATCAACAGATGACATCTTAGACGACATCACCGGAGACGGTGACGACGACGACGACCAGGATAAAAAGAAACCAGGTAGAGCAAAGATTGACAAAAGCGGTTTGGTAGAAACATTCTCCAAACTCATTGAAAAAGGAACAATCATTCCTTTTGAAGATGAAAAGAAATTAGAAGAGTACTCAGTAAAAGACTGGGAAGAACTTCTTGAAGCAAACATCCAGGAGCGTGAGCGTCAAGTGCGTGAGCAAACTCCTAAAGAGTTCTTTGAATCATTACCTGAAGAATTGCAATACGCTGCTAAATACGTAGCAGACGGTGGAAACGACTTAAAAGGATTGTTCCGTGCGCTTGCCTCTGTTGAAGAGTCTCGTTCACTTGATCCTCAAAGTGACGCTGATGCAATTGCAAGACATTACCTGATGGCAACTCAGTTTGGAACTGAAGATGAGATTGCTGAACAGATCCAGGAGTGGAGCGACTTAGGTGTCCTTGAAAAGAAAGCAGGCGGGTTTAAACCAAAATTGGACCGTATGCAGCAACAAATGGTTGAAGCGCAACTTGCTCAACAAGAGCAGATGAAGCAACAACGTGAAGTTGCAATGAAGACCTACGTTGACAATGTTTACGAAACAGTGAAAGCTGGTGAGTTAAACGGAATCAAGCTTGACAAGAAAACCCAGGCGTTCATCTTCACTGAAATGACCCAAGCGAAGTATGACTCGGTGAGTGGTAGAAAAGTAAACTTACTTGGACACCTATTGGAAAAATACCAATACACTGAACCAAACTACGGAATCATCGCTGAGGCAATGTGGTTACTCTCAAATCCGGAAGAGTATAAAGCACAAATCAAACAACAAGGTCAAAACGCTGCTGCTGCTGACACAGTGAGAAAGCTGAAGACCGAACAATCAAATCGTATTTCTTCTAACCCTGTAGAAGATATAGACGACAACGCAAACAAACCTGCTAAGAGAACTATACAGCGTCCTGCTGCAAACATTTTCAGACGCAGTTAATCATAAACACAAAACACAAATCTATACCCTAACTAACAATGGCAACTCCAGTATTAAACAACGGTCTGTTCCTACGTGACACCCAATATAAGGTGGGATCACATTTGGACTCTTACCATTTGGTAAACATGCTCAAATCTTCTGAACCTATGGATTTAGGTCCGGTAGACTTATGGGCAATGTCTCAAAAGGTAGAAATGCCTCTTTATCAGATGGCATCTTTCGGTGGTAAAAACACCATTATGGTTGATAACGCTCGCGGTGAGTACAAATGGCAGGTTCCTGTAGTACAGGATCTTCCGTACATCACTGAGGACGTTGAATTAGCATCTACTCCAGGTGTTGATGGAACCACTTTCAAAATCAAATTGAACAAGCGTATTTTCGGACATGGTGACATCGTTACCTACGACAAATACAACGGTGTGGAATTGTACGTTACTGCTGAAGACATTCTTCCAGCTGGTGACGGATTCATTTACACAGTTCAAATTGTAAACAATGACAACACCAAGTTTTTCGACAAGAACTACTTGAAACCAGGCACCAAGTATTTCCGTAAAGGTTCTGCTAGAGGTGAGTATGGTGAGAAATTCTCTGACATCGGGGAAATCTCTGCTGGTTACCGTGAATTCTACAACTTCGTAGGCGGTGCTGAAGCACACGTACACTATTCTATCAGTTCTCGTGCAGAATTGATGATGAAAGGTGGAATGAATGCAGATGGTACAGTTCCTGTAACTGAGATCTGGAGAAACTTCGATAAGTCTATCGATCCTTCAATCACTTCTATTGATGACATGGTTAAGAAGCAAGGTAAAGAGTTCGTACGTAAAGCATACGAAAACGGAAACTTGTCTAGAACTTTCGTTACCAATTTGGAAGCAGCTCATTTGAGCAAAATTGCAACAGACATCGAGACCTACTTAATGTGGGGACAAGGTGGACGTGTTAAACAAGACGGTCCAGATGATATCAGATTATCTGTGGGTCTTTGGAAACAGTTGGACAACGCGTACAAACGTGTGTACAACAAAGGTTCTTTCAACTTAGAATTGTTCCGTTCTGAGATCTTCAACTTCTACAATGGTAAAGTTGAGTTCAACGGTCCAGATCCTAAGCGTCAAATCATAGTTCAAACTGGTATGGCTGGTATGAAGATGGTTAACGAATCTATTAAGAAGGAAGCTTTAGGTGCAGGTTTGGTTGTTCAAGCTGCTGACATCGGGGCAATCACTGGTAAAGGAATGGACTTGAACTTCGGTTTTGCGTTCACTTCTTACACTATTCCGTTCTTAGCTAACGTGAAGTTTGTATTGAACCCAGCGTTCGACAACGTTCACACTAACGACATTGAAAACCCAATCGTTGACGGTTTCCCATTGTCTTCTTACAACTTCATCGTGTTCGATATCACCGACAACACCAATGACAACATTTACTTGTTGAAATTGAAATGGGATAACGAATTGAAATGGTTCTACCAAAACGGTACCATGGACTACATGGGTCGTTCACAAGGGTTCAACAGCTCTGGTAACTTCAACGGTTACAAAGTGTTCATGACTCAAACAATGCCTGCGATCTGGGTTAAAGATCCCACTAAGGTGTTGAAGATTGTTATGAGAAACCCTATCACAGGAACTTCATTGTAATCTTAAACAGGAGCACGCCGGGTAGTATTTTCTACCCGGTTCCTCTCCTGGATTGGTATTGGACAGTCGGTGTCATTTTAGGGTTCGAATCCTTACAATATCGCAAATCGCGATACGCGATATTAAAAAACCAAACCAACCAAATGAGTGTAACAATCGTAGAAAGCACAGACAACTCCTTTAAAAGGGGTGCTGCAATTGCAATCCGTCCTTATGTTGAACAAGGTTCAACAAATATGGGACTTGAAAAGTACAACATCGCATTGTTCGATGGAATTTTCCATGAAGAACAATTAGCATGTTTAGAACGTAACGGGATCAAACAGTACATGACTGGTCTCAATGAATTCTCTGAAGAAGTTCAGAACCTTTCAGAAGATGAACGTGAAGCAAGAATTAAGGAAATCCGCATTATGGTGGTAGACCTTGAAAAAAGACTTGCATCAAATGTCATCAAAACCGATGACCCTGAGTTCTGGAACAAAGTAAAAGTGTTGCGTCCTGACAACGGAGATTTTTGGGATAAGATATTCTTACGCATGAGTAACGATCCGTTGTTCCTGGATCCTGCAAAAGATCCGTATGACTTAATCAAAGTCAAAGCGATCGAAGCAGGAGGTTTCTCTTTGGTAGCGAAATCAATGGAGCATGCACGTACGCTTGCAAAACCACCTAAGTTTTACCTGGACAGATACGAAGAAACTGCCGGTACTAAAACTGAACTTAAGAAATTACGTAATAAAGCTCTTGCTGAATTACAGAAGCTCTTTGACAAAAACGTTAACAAACTTATGTACGTGTGCAAGGTTATTGACCCTAATAGCGCACAGTACCGTAAGAGTACGCCAAACGATGTCATGTATGACAACCTTGACCGCTATATCAATGGTGAGTCTTTGGAGACAAACAAACGCCGTGCAGCAGAAACGTTCCTGACAATATCAGATTTGAGCATGGAGGTGTTAAAACTTCGCGCAATTATCAAAGATGCTACGTATTACAAGATGATCAGCTTCCGTGGTGATGGATGTATCTATCACATGAAGTCGAGCACCATGATGGGTAGAAACCCTAGTGATGTTCTTGAGTTCTTGAAAAACCCATTGAACGAGCAAGTCCTTATGGATTTGACCAAGTCTTTGGAAAAACAGTGGAACGCATAAAAAGTAACAGACTGACTCAATGAATAACGCAACATTGCAAATCAAAATCAAGCAACGCTTAAACAAGCTAGCTTCCCTGGATTATGACAACTTTGAATGTTGGCAGATCCTGGAAGCGTTTAATAAAGCGCAAATTGAGTGGGTTCGTCGCCAGGTGCATGGAAACAACATGCGTAAAGAAGGAGACGAATCTTCTAAAGTGCTGATTGATGATTTGCAACCGTTGCTTGCTGAAGCACCTCTGACATTAGAAAAAAAGGAAACGTTCTTTGAAACTTCTCTTCTTCCAGGTAACTATTTGTTTTTTAAACGTTTAGACCTCATGGTTGCAAAAGAATGCTGTCCTGCGCACAGGGTAAACACCTATATCGCAGAACAAGCTGACGTTGCTGACTTACTTGCAGATACTCATCGCAATCCTTCCTGGGAATGGGGTGAAACATTTTCTGTTATGGGAGCTAATCGTTTTAGGATCTATCACGAACCTGAATGGATCATGGACACTGTGTCATTGATGTACTACCGTATGCCACGTGTGGTGGAGTTTGCAGGATGTACTAACCTTCAAACCGGAGGTACCAGTGGAGCAGACATAACCGGAGAGTTCAAAGATGACGTAATGGAATTGCTAATAGAGGAAACATGCTTTATTCTCGCTGCCGATATCGAAAGCGGGTTACAAGTTCAAAGAACCAGTCAATCAGTAGAAAGGAATAACTAATGAGTATACCACAAGTATTAAAGAGACCAGGAGGTCAATTAGAAACCAGTACTGCAATGCTTGCTGCTGAATTGTTAAACGCGTCTTCGCATTTGCATAAAACGCATTTGAGTATTACTGGTCCTGGAAGTCATGCAGCGCATGAAGCACTGAATGATTTCTACGATGCGATCAAAGGTCATGCAGATAACTTAGTAGAACAATTTCAAGGAGCAACTGAAAAGATTTTAGATATACCGCTAGTGCGCGAAGAATATGCTTGTAAAAGTGTTTCTGATGCATTATCTTATTTAAGAGAGCTAAAGGTAAAGATTGAAAATCTGCAAGGTATAATGCCTCACTCAGAAATTGTTAATTCACTAGACGAAGCAAAATCTACAATCAACTCTGCAAAGTACAAACTAATATTTTTACAATAACAACAACCCCTAATATTTATATATCATGTCTTATTTTCCACACGCATTCCAGAAAGTCTTGATAGGCACAGCTGGATTTTATGATTCAACAGCTGGTGTTGCAACTTCTACTTTGACCGCTGGTCAAATTGGTATCGTTGACGCTAAAGCTCAGACAGTGTACAAAGTTGGAACAGTTCCTTCCGCGTACATTCCGCAAATCTACCTTGCACAAGGTAGCTTCCACACAGTAGATAAAATTGGTCCGTTCCACGGTGGTTACAAAGAGTCTATCAAGACTAAAGGTATCAACCCACGTTACGTGAGCAAATTCTACAAAGTAGACAGTCAATCAGCTGTTAACCAAATCGTAAAGGTTGGTTGTGACGCTGGTTACAGTTTATTGTGTAACAAAACTTACCGTTTACGTATCGACGTAAAAGGTTCTCCTGCACTTCGTTTCTTGACGCACAACTTGTACAGAACAATGGACGGTTTCACTGGCTGTTGCACTTTAGCAACTGACATCGTTGATCCAACTGTTGTGTTCTTAGCATGGAAAGATCAAATCAAACTTGATCCAATTCTTAACCAGTTTGTAAACCCTAAAGTTTATTCTAAAACTGCTGCTCCTACTGCAACCTGGTCTAGTGCTGGTACAACTATGGTTGTGTCTTCTGCTACTGGTATTGTAGTTGGTCAAAAAGTAACTGGAGCAGGTATTCCTGCTAACACGTTTGTAACTGTTGTTTCAGGTACTACCATCACTTTTGGTAAAGCTGCAACTGCTGCTGGTTCAACCGCTGCTGTTGTATTCTGGACTGAAGCGATTACTGGTACTTATGTTCCTGTAACTGTTCAAGCTAACATTCCTGCTGTTCAAGCGCATTTAGACTTATACGCTGCATACCAAGACACTACCTTTGGTGATTGTTCATTCAATCCTAAAGACTTCGTGGAAATGGCACCAGTTCAAATTTACCCATCTGTGGTAGATGAGAGTGGTAACCCATGCAGTGCATTGGCGTTCTGTGTAACTGAAACTCAAGCACCACAAGTTGCTGACGGTTTAGGTGAAACAGTATTGCGTGAGTTGATTTTGCAAAAACGTTATTTGCAAGAACCTTGGCAGCAAGATCCAAGAATGCGTGAAGTATTGAACGATACTTCATTGTCTGATGTGTCTCGTAGCACTAGCTACAAATCTTACTACATTTTGCACAACGTTCCTCGTAACAGTAACTCAAACGGTTTATTGGATGCTGATCAATACTTGATCCGTATCGTTGTAACAGCGTTTAGTTCAACGTTCGAAGCGTGGTTTACTAAGTTCACTGAACTTGGAAGCAACAAACTTGATGTAGTTGACGCAACAGCTCTCCACTAAACCTCGGTTGGTTTTTATATACGAATTGGGGTCGCATTTTGCGATCCCTTTTTGTTTTGTTGTTTTATACAGAAAAAATGATTAAATTCTATTAGTAGAGTTACTTACTTATCCCATGGCAAAACACAATCTCGCAATCGACATTCCTGAAACCTCTAATCCCTACACTCTTCGAATAGTAGATGTAAGTAACTACGCAGCTGGTTTAAGCGTAGATTGTGGACGTTTCGATATTACCCTTCCTGGGTTTGCTACCCCGATTTTCATAGAAAATGTAGAACCGGCAAGTGCAAACAACGTTGATGCAACGCAACTGGGATTGGTTCAATTAGGTGATACCTCTCCGGTAATCCTCCTGGATGGAGTATATCACATTCAATACAGCGTATCACCCAATGACAAAGTGTACGTTGAATATTACCACTTGCGTAATACGCTCCAGGTAAATGAATACTACCGTATTTTATGTCAAATCCGTTTAGAACCTTGTGAACCTTCCGCTGAGATGGAAGCAAATCTTCACAAACTCAGATTGATCAAACTTTACATTGATGCTGCAAAAGCACAGGTAGAGTCTTGTCACGCTGTAAAACAGGGAATGGAAATGTACGAGTATGCAAGCAAACTCTTACGCAACTTCTATCAGACCTGTTGTTCAGATTGTTAAAAACCAACTAACCAACATATTCATGAATTGTCCTAATTGTCAAACAATGATCAGTTGCAGCTGCCAAATGCGCACTGCAAACGATGGAAAACAATGCTGCACAAACTGTGTAAGCAACTATGAAAACTCTATTGTAAATAAAAAGTCACTTTCAATAGATGACTTGAACAAACTTAAATTGCAAAATTTTACCAGATAATGGATATACTTCTTGATAAAGTCGACACTGCATTTGCAAAGAGTGCAAAGAAAAAACTGATGACTCAGCGATTTGGGTTACGCGAGTGCGCCTTGCGTTACGACCTGGATTACATTAGTGACATCCGTGAACTTTACAAGAGAAATATCGAACTGGACCCACTATGTATGAGTACAGGTGCATGCACCCTAGACCGTATGAAAGAATTAATTCAAACCCTATAATCGTAACATGAAACCCGTTGATCGTCATAAAGAAGCAGCTTGTGCTAAAACATCATCTCGCTGCGTAGTCTGGAATGGTCCAGATATTTCCTGTCTGAACCTTTGTCATGGAGACTCAGTAGAAGACGTATTGTACAAATTAGGTACAGCACACTGTGCGCTTGCAGAGCAATTGAACCTTTCAAGTCTTGACTTGAGTTGTTTAGTGGAATCTTGCAACACGTGTCCGGAACCGCAAAAAACACTTCGTATAGTGTTGCAGTTGTTAATCAACAAAATATGCAATCTTGAAGATATCATCAATACAGGTGGCGTAAATGACGGAAACGGTACAATACAGACACTTCCTGTTGTAAACTTGCCAGCTTGTCTTCAGTACAGTGTAGGTGCTACAACTGTTGTTAGTTTACCGGTGGACGAATATGTTGTCCTGGTAGCAAACAGACTTTGTAACATCAACAGTACTGTGAATACGTTGGTTACCCGTGTAGGGTCACTAGAACAGGATGTTGCAGATCTTCAGCAAGCACTTGCAGGTAACACCACTTTACAGGCAAACCTTACTTGTGTAGGTAGTGGATTGACTGACATAGACGTAGCTGTAGAAGCTATTGAAGAGGCGTTCTGCGCTTTGCGTGTTGCTACAGGCACTGCTTCAGCTATTTCCAGTGCTGTTGCAAAACAGTGTGCAGGACTTGCAGCTGAGAATAAACTTACAGGTTCAGGAATTATGAGCAGCATTTCAGGTTGGCAGGCAACCCCTGTAACCGGTGCTGACGCGATTACCAACCTTTGGTTGACAATATGTGACATGCGCACACAGGTATCAACACTGAAAGCATCAAGCGCAACTTTAGCGTGTGATAACTTTAAACCTGATTTTAGCTTTGCATTTAGTACCGACAGAACCCAGGCAACTCTTAAGACCTATGGTTACATGAGCATTCCTGGTGGATGGTCAAATGGAACAGTAAATAAGTTTACCATCAGTGACGGAACAAACTCCTATGTGCTAACAATAGACTTGGTTGCATTGACTGCAAACGCTTCTGGTACAGTTGTGAACTTGAGTGCAAACGGTATTGACATCACCAAGGACTTGACAGTGACATTAGAAACTAATATCGTCAATGGTTCTACTACCTGTGCAAAAGTGACTACGAAAATAATCACCCTTCCTTGTATCAAAAATCCGGTTACTGGTTTGACAGTTACTCCTGGAGCTGGATCACTTGCTATTTCTTACACTGCTCCTACTGGAATTGGTGTACCTGTAAACTATTACACTGTAGCAGTATACAAAGAGGTATCAGGATCATACTCATTGGTGAGCATGAACAATATTACCGGCATCAGTACCTCTCAAACAGGATTGGGTATCGGTAACTACAAAGTAGAAGTAACTGTTAATTACAGCGGAACTTGTGGAGCAAGCTCTACCAGTGTTAAAACTGCTACCGTATCATAATCTAATATTTTAAACAATGTCAATATATCCTAACGATTACTGCCACGAATGTCAACAGACTCCGCCTGTTGAGCAACCTGCACCACCACCATGCGTAGGTGAACCTTGCGAGGAGATTTTAGACACCAAGTGTATTTCGTATGCTGGTGCTGATATTCCTTGTAAAGGAATTAAAACCGGAGACCGGTTGGACAAAGTAATTAACGACCTGGCAACCTGCTATGACGAAAACTTTGTGCGGTCATTACTCCGCATGATCAGAGATGATTCCGCATTAAAGACTTTATTTGCTCAGATTGTATGCAGTGTGGATTGTCTAACAATCACTTTGTGTCAAATACCTGCTGGAATTACCAGATCAAATTCTACTAGTCAAGGGTTTACGGTGAGCTGGACAAAAATCACCGGTGTCAGTGGATACTATATCCGTGTAAGAAAATCAAGTTCTATATCCTGGACACAAGTAGGTGGATTGTTACCTAACAGTTCATTTAGTACTGGAACAGCTTCTGCTGTAATTACCGGATTAGATAGCGGTTCTGCTTATTACATTCAAGTAAAAACTTTATGTACAGACGGAAGTGAAAGCTCATGGTCAACAGAAATATCAGCAGATACTGTAACACCTGTTGCTCCACCAATCTGTAATATTCCTAACGTTCCAACTGTAACAATTAGCTAATCATGGCAAGCGCAACAATAAACTGGACTCCTGCCGGTGGGTCATCTACCGGTCAGCGTATCGAATACAGACAAAAAACGGTTGGTGGATCATGGACTGCACATGCAACCGTGAGTTCTACAACCAACACTACTACCGTAAACAGCTTAACGGACAATGTCATTTATGAATTCAGAATTGTGAATTTATGCAGTGGAGGTGAAATTGCTTCTCCAAACATTGAAGCAATAAAGCTCATTTGCGTCACAAGAACGATTTCTACGACTTCTAACAGTGCAACGGTATCTTTCCCTCACCTGGGAGGAGATGTGAGCAAATACACCGTTAAAATCAAAACAGCAGCAGGTGTATTGATTACTAGTGTAGACAAACTTGGTCCTTTCACTACAGGAGGGACAGTTTCTCACACTTTTACAGGATTGTCTGCAAGCACCAGTTACCTGATCGAAGTCAGTGTTTATGCTGGTACGTTTAGTAATGAGACCTGTGGTCAGACAAACATTTCAACTTCTGGCGGAACATGCGCAGCACCTACGTCGGTTTCTGCAACTTTAACTTAAGGATCACATCATGGCAAAATTAACCATAAACTTTACTCCTACATCCCCTGCACCTGCAAACGGTTACCGTGTAAAATATCGTAAAGTAGGGACTACTTCCTATAACACATTGTCACCATATGCTACATCAAGTCCTGTTGTAATTACAGGATTGGAAAATGGCGTAGCATACGAGGGGACTGTTGAAGCTGCTTGTGATTCAGGAGTGTTTAGTTCACCTGTATCTTTTAGTGCTACTGCAATGACGTTTGTTTCCTGTGGTACAACCATCAGTAACACTTACCCTGGGACTGCGTATTATGTATATCCCGATGTGTTTTTGGATGTATATAACCCGGCAATAAGTCAAGTTAATATTAGTTATGATGCTGTAGACCGTCCCAATCGTTTTCAAGTGTATGATGATACTGGTGCCCTTATTGCTACTTCCGGTTGGAAAGGAACAGCTGCGTATGCAGGACCATGGGGATCCAGTTTATCAAGTACCGCAAGCGGTATATTGAATATAACGCGCAATCCATTAGTAACTTACTATAAATTAGTTGTTGAAACGGGACCTGCTAATTTGAGCAGTCCGATCAATGACGGCTACACTGTCGGTATCAGTTGTGTTACCGGTGGCGGAAGCTAATAGCATAAGTGATCATCTGGTTGGTTGGTACTCCAGGTGGGATCTTTATATACCCCCGATAGCAATATCGGGGTTTATATTTATAAACAACTAATCAACAATTAAAACTTAAAACGTACTCTACAATCGACCTTTGCTAAGACCTTATGCACGTTAACATACAAGTTTACAACATCATTAAACGTAAAATGTCTAATGAAAAGGGTGCTGAAATCATGAATCTTCCTGTTCATGAATACAAACGCATCAAACACGTGGTTCTCAAAAAACTTAAAAAATTTGAACAGAACATTCACGCTTATCTTGAAGCTGACTTTGACATAAAGAACCTGCTTACAACAGATGGTTCGCCTGATCAAAAGGTGGTAGAAGTGCACAACAATATCGATGAAGGCACGTCACGCATCTCCGGGATATCCATGACAGAACCCAGGAGTGTTGAGGAAATCATTGCACTTCTTAAAATTGACACTACCCGCTGGAAACTTTCCCAGTACTGGAACAAGGAAAAAAATGGGTACTGGCAGATCAGCGCACTCATATCACGTCTTCCTCTCCAGGAAAGAGAAGAAAATAGTTTCCTTGAAACGCTGGAGCAACATAAGGTCCCAAAATTCAAACCACGTGTCACCCCTTTATTTATAGATTCAAGCAAAGAGAAAATCTCTGCGGTGATGTCTTTACAGGATTTACACTTTGGTAAACCTGGTAATGATGACATGGAGAAGCTATTACTGGGGTGTGTTGAGAATCTCTTGAGTAAAGCAGCTAATAATTTTCAGATTGAAGAGCTTATCTTTGTGGTCGGTGGTGATTTGTTAAACATGGATACTTTTTTAGGAACTACCACAAAAGGTACACCAGTTGACAACGCTGCTCCTGCACAGGATGTGTATATATCTGCATTTGACGCAATGCACAAAGCACTCCAACTGAGCAAACAATATGTATCGAACGTGAAAGTATTGTTTATCCCAGGCAACCATGACCGTCTTTCAAGTTACCATTTAGTTCACGCACTTAGCAGATCATTTCAAGGAATACCAGGATTTGATTTTGACCACTCGTACAGCGAACGTAAAGTTCATTTATACGGAGACAATATGTTTTGTTTTGAACATGGTGACATTGCAAAGAAAGATACCCCACTGGTGTATGCTACAGAATTCCCGCAACAATGGGGACAAGCAACACACCGAACACTTTACACAGGACATTACCATAAAAAGAAAACAACTGAATATGTTACCGAAAACGAAGAGCACGGATTTTCAATTAAGATACTCCCTTCGCTCAGTCACACCGACTACTGGCACTACCATAATAAGTTTACTGGGAACAAACGTGCCGGAGTTCTTGAGCTACACGATCACAGGAAAGGTAAAATCGTGGAATTTCACCACATCATTTGATGATCTATTTGAAGAAACTGAAGATTCCTTTTCCGATTCTCCTGTTTTTTTCGTAACTTTTTAATAGTACACTTGTGAAAGAAGCAAAAAAACCAGACCTTAATGCTCCCAGATTCCGACTACGTGTTTTTAACACACTCAGTAAAGAATCCTACAAGCATATAAGAAATGAAGTTCCTGAAGCAAAGTCAATGAGTGATCAGCAAATAAAGGCGTTCCTCACCGACTGCAACGGATGCATCTACGAAAGCGTGATTGACCTGCGTGACGGTATAGAATTACCTGAACAACTGGGAACAATTTTCATAGGTACCTGCCTGCCGAAAGTCAGTAAAAACGTTGACTTTCAAAAAACGCTGGAATACATGAAGGTCATTCAGCATCGTAATTGGGAATCAGACCAATACATTGCAAAGATCTTTTACACCAACTACTCCAGCAAATACCGGTTCAAATATCACGAACTATGGGGGTTTACACCAATCCGTCAATTTAAACGGACAGTTGCAAAGACCTATCCGGAAAATTGGAAACGATATATCCAGGTAGACCACACCCTTAAAATCTCAGCACTGTACAGAAAACAGAAAGCACGGGATTACATTATCAAGAAAACTAAAGAAAACCTCCAGACGTATAACGATCTGGACATATAACCCTACCATGAACACCATAGGTGAAGTACTCAACCGTCTGCGCAACCAGGTAAAATCGACTGCGCAAGATGCGTTCTTAACAGATCGTTTCTTGTATTCCATGGTGATGAAACACGCCAAATGGTTATTACGTAGAGAAGACGCTGCAAATAAGATCCTCAGATTGCACAGTGCTTTTCAGGCATTGGACGTAGTAGATTTAATTGATGTGAGTGCCGTTGAAGCACAATGTCGATGTATCACCAGTGATTGTACGTTTAAACGTACAGCTGAAAAACTTCCTCGTCTAATTGATGGTTATTATGGTCCGTTGATTCGCACAATTACTTCCCTGGACAATTCTCAAGAAGTACTTAGTACTACTGCACGCAGCTGGGAACAGATTGCTCGCAACAAGAATTTCAAATATAACAAGCATAAGTATTTCTGGTATCTTGATGGTCATCTATATTTTCCAAATGTAGAATGGGATGCGGTACGCGTGGAAGCATTGTTTGAAGATGATATCTCAAAATACAATTGTGATAAGACCGATGACTGCGGATACAGACAAGATGATTCAATGATGGTTGTAGACTATTTGTATGCTGAAATCGAATCCAATGTCATGAAAGAACTGGGTGTAACACTTGGTATCCCGTCTGATCCTCAAGAAGACAAGAAACACATTATGCGTAATTAATCCTATCCATGTTAACTGAAGTTAAATACCGCACCTTTGATGATTTGCTGGACAGTGTCCGATTGGACCTTCACGTCCAGGATGCAGAAGGCATGATTGAACCGCAAGCACTGATCAAAGTTGCTCGCAACGTTAACTATGACTTAGGTCTCAAAGTTAATCCCAACAGAGAAAAACTCATCGAGATCCACAAGGGTAAAGCAAAATTGCCGTTGGATTTTAATGTATTGAACTTTGCAGTCCTTTGTGAAGGTAAAAAAGTATGGGACACTCCAGGAGCAACTTTTGCAGTTGTCCGTGAGAATTTACTTAAATACAAAATTCATGAGTTGGAACAGATGGTGGAACAACACCGTTTACCAACGTTTATGAAAACCATCAGTCTTGCTGCTGGGGACAACGTAATCCTGCACAATCTTCAGACCACTGATATTGTTGTACAATTACACCGTGAAGGTGAAGCAACGCTGGCGTTTGAATACACTGCTATTGATGGTAACCAGGTACAGATCCACACTGACGTAGCTGTTACATCTGTGCGTGTAGTGATTATCGGGGTTGGTACCAATACGTTTAACGTCAATGACAAATCCGGTTGTCAGGTAGGTTGCGAATGGACACCTTCTGGTCCTAAGATTACTGAGCGCACCATGCACAATGTAACAACGTATGAACGTCCTGTGCGCATGCAAATCGAAAAGAACAAAGCGGTTGCACCGGAATGCATGAATGGTCACGTACCAAGTCCATACCGTGCAGCTATCAAAAACAACTTCTTAGACACCAATGTCGATGAGGGAACTATCTACATCAACTATCAGTCACTGATGGAAGACGATGAAGGAAACTTGCTGGTAATGGATAACGAACGTGTAAACGAATACTACGAGTATGCACTTAAACAACGCATATTTGAAAACATGATTTACTCCGGGGAGAATGCTGTGAACCTATTGCAAATGACCGACGCTCGTCTGCGTGGTGCAAGAAACAATGCATTGTCCTATGTCAATACACCTGACTTCCATGAAATGAGACACTTGTGGGAAATGAACCGCAGAGCAATGTCAAACAAATACATTGACATGTTTAAGTCTAGAATTTAATAACCGTTAAAATGCCTGATCAATCTAATCCTATAAATTCCGTAAACGCCTTTAACAAAGGTATGGTTAAGGACCTTAACGACACCTACATTGGTGAAGGTCTGTGGACACATGCACGAAACGCTGTGAACAACTCTCACCTTGGCGAATCTGGTGTCCTTGGAAATGAACAAAGCAATGTACTGTGTGCATCTGCTCCTTATGACATTATCGGGGTTTTGGATATTAAACCAGGAGAATGGTTGATTTACTCAACCAATGATACCGACAATGAGATTGGGATATTGACAGAGCATGATTGTAAATACACAAAATTAGTCAATGACCGCTGTCTAGGATTCAAAAAGACAAACCTTATTACAGGTGCTGTCAAGATGAACTATGATTGCACTTATTCAGCGTATTGGGCGGATGACCTCAATGCAGATCGCTGGATGAACCTTACTAATATTCCTTATAAATACACGTTGGTACCTGAACCTGGTAACCCAACTTGTATTGTAAAGAAATACACTACCTTCCTGGACTGTAACAGACTTTTGTTACATCCTTACCTGATAGCACCTTGCATGTCGCTTAGAAAAGCAAGAGGTGCAGGACAATTACCAAACGGTGCATACCAGGTAGCTATTGCCTACAGTGTGAACGGAGTACGTGTAACGGATTATTTTACCCCTAGTAATGTACAGACTTTGTTTTCTCATGAGAACGTGTCAGGGTCATTGGAGTTAAACATAAGTGAACTGGACGAACAGTTTGATGAGTTTGAACTGGTAATGGTTGCAAATATTGCAAACAACACCACAGCTCGTAAGATCGGATTGTATTCTACCTCTCAGCGTACCATTATGCTGGATAACTATTCTGCGTCTTTGGAAGTGGTTCCGGTGCAGTTGTTACCATTGCTTAATCCGGTGTATGAGAAAAGTCACAAGATGTTTACCCTAAATGGGTATTTATTACGCAGTGGTGTTACAACCAAACCTGATTTTAACTATCAACCATTAGCAAATAAAATTCATACCAAATGGGTCAGCGTTGAATATCCAAGCGATTACTATGTAAACGGTGGACATTTGACCAGTTACCTCCGGGATGAACAGTACTCATTTTTTATAAGATGGATATACAACACCGGTCATAAAAGTGCGTCTTACCATATTCCTGGAAGATTAGCAGAACCAAGTGACCGTGTATTACTCAGTTCCGCTGATGCAGATGTAGTGGACAATGCAACAGAACAACAATACTGGCAAGCACATAACACTGCACGCATTACCCGTTTACTTTCTGGAATTGGTATTGATGATGGAGGTATTCCAATTGCAGAAGGAGACATGGGATATTGGGAGTCTACAGAGAAGTATCCTGCTGATAAACCACAGATCTGGGGAGACCTTTGCGGAAGACCTATTCGTCACCACAAATTTCCGGACACTTATACCGACGGATCTGATACGACAAATTTGTATAACCAGGGTGGAGACAAGATCCGGATCTTGGGTGTACGTTTTGAAAACATTGAGCATCCACTGGATATCAATGGAAACCCTATTACCGAAATTGTAGGTTATGAAATCCTGCGCGGTACGCGTGAAGGCAATCGTACGATTGTTGCAAAAGGATTGATCAACAACATGCGTCAGTACAATATTCCAGGACAAGCTAGAAAAGGTTTGTACCAGAATTACCCATTCAACGATTTGGGTCCTGACAAATACCATGAGTATTTTTCAAACCATGACAACTTTATTAAAAGTGGACGAGGATTTGATGACCCCAATTCAGACGCATTGGTTGAATACCGTAAGGACATGTTCAGTTTTCACAGTCCGGAGACTAACTTCCGCAATCCGTATTTAAGTACTTACGAACTTAAAATGCACCATGTTGCCCACGGTACCATGGAAGGTCGTTTTAAATATGTGTACAAACATCCTGAAATTAAATTGCTAAGTGATAGCGCAATGGTAATTGCTAGCTTGATTGCAGGTCTGGTAATGGCAAATGCTGTTACTTCTAGTACACCGATCACTATTGGTGGATCAGAAAATGTACCAATGAGCACTCCACTTACTGCCGGTACCGATTCAGTAACTTTAGGTACAACCACTAACGCGGTTAGTGTTGCTGCGCAAGCTGTGGTAGCGTTTCTATTTGTGGGTATTGCTTTTAATATGATCAATGAGACAGTTTTGCAAACATTTATTGCAATGGTCAAAGAGCGTCAGTACGCCCTTCAAATGGATGCAGTGGGGGATTACAACCGTTCAGCAGAGAACGTTAAAGGAAACGTCCGCAGACGCGTTAAACGAAGTAACTACGTTGATCCTACTTTAATGCAATTTGGAGAAAATCACAGGGTAAATAATTTATTCCGTAATCGTTTTGTCGGAGTAGAAGTAGATCGTGAGATTGCTAATCCTTCTGTTAACGATGAATCTCGTAAACTCATTACTGAAGTGGGTGTTAAAGTCGGAGAAAGTTATTATAAAAATGTTAGTTCATATTACGCATCTTTAAAAGTAGATTTCCAGAACCAGTATGGTCAGTTAGCAAATATCTCACAGGTACCGGTGACAAGTTGTGTTTATAAAACAACTGCACAGAAAAAAGTTAAACACGCAAGTCCTGTATTGTTTGGCGGGGATGTGTACATCAACCGTTTTACAGAAAAGAACACTATGCCGTTTTTTAACACAAACGCGTGTGGTTTACCTGACAACTCATCTTTTGATTATCGTTTAGGAGTTAACATTCCATATCCACGTTACTGGGTAGACTCTAACAAACTTGAAGGATTGCTTAGTGGGGAAAGTGGTTCTATTTTTAATCTTCCATCGGATTACCGCAGGTTAAATGGTAACAGCACAGGGTTGTTTTCTGTCCAGGGAGCTTACTTTTATTTATACAATTCTGGTATAAGGGAGTTCTTTTGTGAAAGTGAAATCAATTTAGCACAACGTGACTGGGGGGAGCGTACAAGTGAACGTCACTATGATCGTTATACTTTTACCAGTACCGACGAACTGCTTCGTTCAGATATTATCCAGACAGGTAATTATTTTAAGTACGATTACTCACTGAGTTTGACCAAGTTTATCCACCAGTATGGAAGCTGGGGTTTCATTCTCCCAAACAGCTATGACCCTTATGTCAGCAGTACGTGTTTTGCAAACCGTGAAAAGCGGGTGTTGTATTCATTGCAACAGCAATCTGAAGGAAAGCGTGACAACTGGCGTGCATACCTGGTAAACAACTATAAAGATTTTAATAGCAGGGTAACTGCAATCAAAGGAATCAACAAGACCGGTGCAATCATTCTTTATGAGAATGCGGAACCGACCCAGTTTGTGGGTGTGGATCAATTGCAAACGGATGCAGGAACCAAGATTACTATCGGAGACGGTGGATTATTTAACCAGGCATTGCAGTCTCTTGTTAATGCTGACGATACTATTCAATACGGTTCTTGTTTGAGCGGTCGTTCTGTAGTAAACACTCCTCATGGAATGTTCTATGTATCTCAGCAGAACGGTAAAATAATGTTGTATTCCGGTGGAGGTATTGACGAGATTTCCAGGAACGGTTTAAATTTCTGGTTTCAGCAACATCTACCAAGCAGGTTATTACAACGATTCCCAAATTACCAATGGATTGATAATCCGGTTGCAGGAATTGGAACACAGACCGTGTATGATTCTCAGTACGAACTGGTGTATTTCTCAAAGAGAGATTATATTCCACTAGATACTGAAGTAAAATATGATCCGGATTATGGGTTCTACAAAGAGTATGCAACAACTGTAAAAGTAAAGCTGCCAAGCACTTACGAATGTCCTGCGGGATATACGTATGACGCTGTAAAGCAATTATGTGTAAAATATGAATACACAAATGTTAACAGTTCTTCTCAAACAGTAGATGCAATTGCTGGACCTACTGCTGCATATCATGGAATATGGCAACCAAAATTATATGAACCTGGGTATTCGAAGCATGGTGAAGTTGCTCCTGTAATTTCATCACCCACGTTGACATTATTATCAAATCCTACATGGGGACCTAACTCAGACTCAAGTATTTCTGCGGCATCTTATGTTAAACTTATAAGTGTTCGTGCTAGTGGAGCGGTTGTTGGGACTTCATACAGTTTTCAAGAAACTGTCTGTATTAATGAAACAAAATTATACTACATTGCTGTGTCTGGTGATGATTCACTTAAAGTAAGTATTGATGGAGAACTTGTACTAGACATGACAGGTATTACAACTGTGGATAATCCATTGACTCCAACAATAGACGAAGGAGCACCCCCTTGGACAAAAGGAAGCGACCTTTATAATTCATTGCACATTTATCCTATCACTATAACTAAAGGGAATCATTTATTCAATTTTGAATATTCTAACATAGGAGGTCCTGACATGTTTGCTTATTCTTTGTTTGATATGACTAAAAGTGAATTGATTGCTGTAAACAATGCTGCTACTCCAATATATACTCCTCCAAATACAACTACTGGAACTCCAGGTTTTTGGTCAAATCCTGTTAGTACTTCAACAGTCTTTTCGTTAAAATACGCATTTAGTGCTGGAGTACCTATTACATCTTTTACCAAAAGAGGAGGAAAATTTACTAAGACTGATGTGGCATGTCCTGACGAATACATTCTAGGTATTGATGAAAATTGTCAATGTAAATGTACTAAAACACTTACTAGTCCTAAAGTAGAAATTCCAGGAAATGAAGTGGACAAATTGGTGTACAAGCGTACCCGTATTTCCCTTCAGGATACTACGTACTTTAAAGAATGCGCATGGACGGTATCTTATGATCCAAAACAAAAGATGTGGTTGAGTTTTCATGACTGGCACCCTGGTTTAGTGATACAACCAAACATGCACTTTATGACTGTAAAAGGTCCTAGTGTGTATAAGCACAACCAGACATCACAAAGTTATTGTAATTTCTACGGGGTTAATTATCCTTGGGAAGTTGAATTACCTACTTCTACCGGTCCAACTGTTACTACAATCAGAAGCGGGGAATATATCCTGGAAAATTACATCTTCAGTCCTGACGGATTAAACGCACACGAAGTACTGGATCATAACTTTGACCAGGCGATTGTCTACAATAATGAACAGATCTCCGGAGTCTTGAACTTGTTTATCAAACCTAAAAATGATCCGTTGAGTTTGTTATTGTTCCCTAGAGTGAATATAGGTTCAATCGATACTCATTTTAGTAAGGAAGAAAACAAGTACCGTATCAATCAATTTTTTGACATTACAAATGACAGAGGTGAGTTCACAACAAACAGATTTCCTATGTGGATAACAGATTGTAACGGATATACGCGGAAAATCAACGCAGATTACGTAAATTATAATAAACCCCCTATTGAACGTAAGAAGTTCCGTCACTACTCCGACAGGTTCTTATTGATACGTACCATCTCAGGTAATGTCAAAATGCTCATGAAGTTGTTTACTACTAGAAAACTTTATTCACCACGATGAAAAAATTAAAAAACGTACCTGTTACTAACAGAGGACAATGGGATTATCCGGGGATGGATACCATTGTTCCTTCTGGACAGATCACTATGAAAGGTGTACCATATCCGGTAATGGGTATGGATAACACTGGACACTCCATGATGATGATGCCGGGAGGTGAGTACTCTTTTCCAGGAGACATGGTGTATGAAACACCTATGATGAAACAAGGTGGATACGTTGTTACCAAGAGTAACGACCGTAAAGGAAAAACTCATAAGGTTACTGGTCCCGATGGAACGGTAAAATACTTTGGTGATTCTGAGTTAGGTCAGCATCCAAAAGATCCTGAAAGAAAAGCAGCGTTTTATGCACGTCATAAAAAGAACTTAGAGAACAATCCGTATTTCCGTGCATTTGCAAGAAAGACTTGGGAAGAAGGTGGAGAGATTGATGAATTTGATGTAATGATGATGCAAAACGGTGGTGAAATGATCCGTCGTGCTGATGGGTCATATTCTCAACGTGGACTCTGGGATAACATTCGTGCAAACAAAGGTAGCGGTAAACAACCTACTAAAGAAATGCTTGACCAGGAACGTAAGATCAAAGCTAAGATGCAAGAAGGTGGTTGGTTGCAACAATATCAAAATGCAGGAGAAGTATCTACAGAACAGAATCCTGAAAGAATGAATCCTATTGAGATTCAAACTAAAAAAGATCCATGGTATGAAAGATATCCTAGAATGGCATGGAGACCTATTGATAAAAAATTACATGATTTTGGTAGTCAATATGCTCAAAGAATAAGTGATGCTACAGGTGGAGCTGATTGGTATAAACAAAGTAATCCATTTATGAATCTTGCTTTGGAGTTATTAAACGCACCACAATACACTGGAGTATATGCAGCAACTGGTAAAGTTCAGACTCCTTCCGAAGCATTAAATATTGAAAATCCTGTCGGTGCATTTTTAATTGATTCTGTATTAGATCCTTCAAATATTTTTGGAGCAGGATTAACCAAAATCCCTGTAAAAGCAGCAGCTGGTTTAAATAAAGTGGCAAAAAAAGCGGTACGTGAAGCACTTAAAAATCCTAAAGTAGCATTTGCTGCATTGCAAAGACGCTTACCCTCATCAATGGATGATGTTGTTATTAGTCCAGGAATGCAATCTAAAAACATGTTAGACGAAAATATTCCTCGTGACAAAAGGATAAATGATACTGTAAAGTTTTTAAGTGGTTTAAAGGAAGAAGGGCAAGCGTTACAAAACTCAATTGAGCGTCGAATTGCTGATTTAGAATCACCAACTGGTTTTGAACGATTAGTTAAACAAGAAAAGCAAACATTAATTAATTCTGGAGAAGACCCTCTTGTGGCAGAACGATTGGGAAGGTTGCAAGCAAAAGCAAGAATTCAAGAATTAAAAACAATTGACAATGTGAATTTGCAAATAAAGGATTATGACAGTAAGAGTTTTCTTATTCCAGAACCTATTTTTAATGATTATTTGTACTCAAATGCTTATTATGATAGACCAATAGTTGATAAATTGTCAAATGTAATAAATAAGACACCTGGTAGTATTAATTTATCTAAAAAAATGCCTATCAATTATGCAAACCCTGAACCGGGGACTGTAGGTATTGGATATAACTTAGCAGGTTCTACCCCAATACACATGCATGAAATTGGACATGGTATTCAACGAGGAAGAGTACTACCTATAGATAGTGAATTGAGATACACAATTACTCCTAAATCCAATCTAAATTCTATAGAAGCAGACAGTTATGAATATTTCAGAGAAGGTTCTGGGGGATTGGAACCTTCAGCTTTTGCGAATGAGTTGAGAGAATCATTACTTCAAAAAGGGTTTATAAAAGATACTTATGATGAAATCACCCCTGATATTCTAAAGAAAGCGCACAAGCATTTTAAAGCAAATCCAATGGGTACATACTTTCCTGAAGATTTTGGAAGCTTTTTAAGTAGCACTCGTATTCTAGATTTTATGAAACCTAGTAAAAGTAATTTTTCACAGCTTTCAAATGTTCTTAACAAATTACCCGCAGTTGCTCCTATAGGCGTAGGATTAGGATTAGGTGCTTCTCAATTACCAGAACAGAAATCAGGTAGAACTCCCGGATGGTTAAACAAATACAATTAACATGAAAGATAAATTTTTACAAATAGCGGGTGTAACATCCGAAAGCGAATTTTATAAAAAGTATCCTACAGAGGAAGCTTTTTTCACAGCACATCCTGAAGCGATGGAAATGAAACAAGGTGGTGCTGTGGACTTAAATGCGTTCTACAACCAACCCCGGTTTATCCAGACCAACATTATGGAAAATGGTGGAATGTATCCTGATATGTTACCTGAGTTTCAGTGGGCTGGTCAATATGAAGGTGGAAATCCATGGTCTGGTAAAACACCGGCAATACCACAACAACCACAAACTTTTAAAAATGCAGACAATGCTGGTGTTACAAATTTTACTGGTGCTGCTCCAACTTCTGGTACACCGTTACCTGAGATTAAAGTTGCTCCTTACACAGGTGCTAAACCAGCAACAACTCCTGCTGTAGGAACCAGTCAATTAAGAGATCCTAACGGAAAAAATCTTTCTGCTCAACAAACTATCTATGCTCGTCCACTTGCTAATCATCAATTGTTAAACAACAAAGCATACAGCTTTGCAAGCGATGCAGCTTTGATGCCGTTTATGGGAACAGGAATGTTAGATAATGACGGTCTAAGTGGTTACTTAAAAGCAGGACTTGGTATGATGAGCGGTATTGGTGGTATGATGACTGGATTAGACAATGCATGGAGAGGTTTTAAAGGACGTAAAGAAGATGTACCGGGAGCTGACAAAACAACAGCTCAATATCAAAAACCTGAAATGATGCAAGAGTCTCCTATCCAGGAAGCACAACGCAAACAACAACAGCAAGTTAATCCTCCAATGTCTACTTCACCAATCAATGCCATCCCTAATCCAGCAGTTGATTTAAACAACACCGCAGCATACGGTGGACAGCTTTACAAAGCAGCTGACGGATTTAATTATTCATTGAATCCTAATGTGGACCCTACAAAAATCAGCATTGGTAAAAATCAATTAAATGTAGATCCTTTGGGATTACAACGCACCCTTGGAGCAAACGCTGGTTTAAGCATGTTCAACGAGGTAGTCGGAATGGGACAAGCTAAGAAACAAAACCGTATGGCGCAAGTGCAGCAAGGTATGAGTGATTTTGCTTACCAACCTGATGACAGCAACTGGATGCCAATGGGTTATGACACGCTTAACACCGGTCCTGGTCAAACACAAGCACCAAACTTGTACACCCCTGTGCAGTATGCCGGACAGCAAATGGCATCTCAATATGAAGAAGGCGGTGAGTACGACTGGACTCCTGAACAAATACATCAATTCCTTGCAGACGGTGGAGAAATCGAGTTTGTATAAATAAGACATTGATTCTTCACAATTTATGCGTAAATTCTAATAGTACCCCTGTACAACAAAATTTAAACTTTTCAAGTTTACTATGAAAGTCCGTATCAAAAAATCCCCTAAAACCGGTGATCAACGTGATTACTCGTTGACTACACACAGACCATGGTCTCCAACTAACACTGCTGACCCGGATGCTACCAGAAATACAATTGGTGCAGTACCTCGTCACATGGCAAACATTGAAGCTGAAGGTGGTGAAACTGTCCTTGGCGATATCAATAACGATGGTAACATCGAGCACATGACCATTACCGGTAAGAGACATACACAAGGGGGTGTGCCTTTACAGATTCCTCCAGGATCTTTCGTATTCTCTGATACCAACAAAATGAAGATTAAGGACCCTGCGGTTCTTAAGCATTTTGGTATGGGTGGTAAAACCGGGGGTTATACGCCTGCTGCCATTGCAAAACAATATCAGTTGAACGATTTCATGAAGAAGGTAAATGATCCTAAAAGTGATCCTTTGACCCGTCGTACTGCTGAGATGATGTTAAACAACAACATGCAAAAGTTATCAGAACTTGCTGCATACCAGGAGGGAATGAAAGGAAAGCAACCGCCAGCAGTGTCACAGCAAATGTTACCTGACGGTGGACAGCAAATGTCGCAAACAGCACAACCTCCAATGATGGAAGATCCAGCTATGATGCAACAAATGATGATGCAGCAACAAGGTCAACCTGAAATGGATGAACTTGAAATGGCGTATGGTGGAATGATTAAAATGCAAAACGCAGGTACAGTCCCTCCAAAAGTTGGATCTGTGTATTACATTAACGGTCAACCTATCAAATTAGCACGTTATGAAGACGACAGTTGGACTGATTACTTGACACCAAACTTTATGGCAGATCCGGGTGGAGCGTATTTTAAAGGAAATAACGGAGAAGAATACTACTTAAACTTTGACCAGTTTAAAGATCTACGGTCAAATAAGAAAATCATTACTGATGGTTCAAAAGCTTCAAGTTGGTGGACAGGTGACGGAATGAAAAAGTTTGAGTTCTCCACTACTCCTGGAGGAACTATTCCTGGAATTCAAGCTGACAATCAAAACTTTAATGTAGGTGATCAGATTACTACAAGAAGCGGAACGTTCAAAGTGGTTAATCCGCAATATTTACCACATCCTAATCCATTGTATAACTTTATGCAAGTAATGGATGAAAAAGGAAAACTTACAACGCTTTCTGTTAAAGCTGTTATCGAAGATGTAAAAAAGGGATTAGGAGAAATACAATCTATAAAAGGTGCAGCACAAACACAAGGTGAAACTTCTGAGGGATTAGATACAAGCGATCTATCTAAAACAAAATCTCAATCACCTAAACCTGTAAACGTTCGTACTATCTATTCTCCTGAAGGAAAAGCAATTCAATGGTCTGCAAAGGTTTCTGCTCCTCCAGGTTATATGGAAGCAAATGAATTTAATGCTCAATTTAATAGTAAAAAAACTTCTGGAAATAATCCAGGTGGTACTCCTAAAACATTACCTAAAAAGATACCTTCTAAAGTAAAAGTTTACGATAATGTCGATGACATGATTAATGACAAATGGCAAGAGTTGCAAGACCATGCTATGGGTGGTAACATTTATGCTGACGGTGGTTCAATTGCTGAACCTCAATACAGATACGATCCTGTACAACGCAGGATGGTACCAGTTATGCAAACTGCTGGAACTGTTCCAGCAAACGATGGTGAAAAAGAATTTGTTGAAGAGTATGAGTTAAAAGGAAAAGGTAAGGTTAAACGTGTTACCCAGGGAAATGTTATTAAAGTTGTAGACAAAGATGGAACAGTGTTATCTGAAAAAAAGATTACAGCTGACAGTGCTGCATACGATCCTGCTGCAATTGATGAATACAAAAAGCAAGGAATCAAAGTCGTTCTTCCTAAGCAGTTTGAAAACAGTTATGCAAATGTAATGATTCCTGGACGTCAAGGACAGCGAGGTAACTCAGGAACTTTTGGTAAAAATGACTATTGGGGTGGAGACTATAAAGCAGATTTTGAAAGTCGTTTTTCAGGATTTATTAAGCAAAATCCGGATTTTAATCCTGCAAAAAACAAAGAAGATGGCAGGTTTCAAAACTACTATAATAATCACATTCGTGAAGTAGGTAATAAATTGAAATGGTCTGAAGATAAAATTCAAGCTGAAATTAAAAAACACGGATTTATTGAAGGTTCCAAAGGTCCAAATAAATTTGACAAGCAATTTGGTGAATATACATGGTCTCGTCCAACGTATGATATAGATGAACAACCACCGGCACCAGTAGTAGCAAGTCCTAAAACAGTTTACCGTTGTCCTGATTGTCAACCAGTTCAAATTACCGGAGAACCGGCAGCAGGTGACTATGAGAGTCAAGCAAAATGTCATACCGAATGTGCGTCTGTTAAAGCTATTCCTGGACAGAAACCTGCTGCTCCGCAAGACATGTGGTTACAAGATAAAGTTTCTATGGCAGCAGTTGCAGGAATGGACCCATATTATGGTAATCCAGCAATGTTCCAAACTAATTTAATGGGTGCTAATCCTCAATTGGAGGAATACTCTGCAAAGAACGCAGCGATTCAAAGCAACGCTTCTATGGCAGCTTCTCAGATCAACCAGAGTGCAGATCCTACAGCAGCACGTGCAAACATTGCAGCTATAGTTGGTCAAAGCAATCAACAAGGTCTTAATGAGATTGCTAACATACAAAACAGAAACGTCAATACTACAAACGATTTTGCAAAATTCAATGCAGGAATTCAAAACCAGGAGAACGCATCAAACACTCAACTTCGTAAGCAGTTCTTTGATGAGACAAACGTTTATGGACAAAATCTGCAAAACTTTGAGAACCAAAAAGAGATGCAAATGGCAAATGCATTTAACAGAGGTGTTCAGGGAATTCAAAACCGTAACATGTTCCGTGCAATTTATCCTCAGTATGACGTTGATCCTAATAGTGGTGCATACAGATTTAATGAGGGAATGGACTTTACAAATCCTAGTGTTGGTTACGCTACTACAGGTGCATCATCCCAGAACATGGGAGAGTTAGTAAACTACTACAAGAAACAACTTGAAGGAAGTGTAGCTCCTGACAAGTTGGATGATGCAGCAATTAAGTTTGCAGAAAAACACATGGCATCACAACAACAGAATGCAAACATTGATCACAGAGCAGCACTTCGTGCAAATCCTGGAATGGCACTTTCTGGTATGACAGGAGGATATAATCCGTTCTAATAAGTTTAAACTTTTAAGAGTTATAAATCTTTGAAGTTTTTTTTGTAAATTATAAGTGTACCCATGGCAACCTACTTACCTAATTCAACTGATATATTTCCTCAAGCAGAGAATGCTGCTCCCAACTACCAGTTGATGAGTCAAGCTCTCGGAGCGTTAACACAGCGTTACGACGTTGGTTTTAATAAACTTAAAACTATGTATGGATCATTGCTCAACTCTCCGGTAACAAACCCGGAGGTAGAAGCTATGCGTCAGAACTGGTTTAAAAAGAACAATGAAAATTTAAAACAATATTCACACGTTGACTTAGCAATTCAAAGCAATGTATCCAGTGCAATGAGCAGTTTTGATCCGTTGGTTGAAAACAGAAGCTTTGTTGCAGACATGGGATTCACCCGTCAGTACCAGCAAACCGCTTCAACTATTAACCAATACAAAAACAGCACAGACGAAAAGACCCGTAAACTGTATAATCCTTTGATGGAAGAATACGTCATGCGTGGTATGCAAGGTCTAAAGAAAGCAAAGTTTGATGAGATACCTAGTCACAGTGTACGTAATTACCTGGCAGTTGAAGATCCACAAACATATTTAGATGCGCAGGCTAAAGCACAAGATTTAAAGATTGTCAGAGATAAAAGTACAGGAATGTACATTTTAAAACAAACTAATGGTCCAGATGCAAAACAGGATTTTACTGAATGGGCAGATCGTCTGTTGGGTAGTGGTCAGTATGCTGAGTATTATAACCGTGCAGCAAGTGTGACAGTGGACAGAGGTGTGGATCAAATCATGTCTTCTGCTCCTGGAGTGACACGCGAACAAGCTTTAGCGCAAATAGCTCAAGCAAGTTTACCAGAAATCTACACCAGTCACAGTGCGTATGTAAACTCTTTGCGCTATAATATAGTGCAGATGGAGAAAATGAAAGCTGCGGCAATACATGAATACGGAAATTCTGTTCCACCTGAAGTAGCGTTACAACTACAAGAAGTTGGTACTCGATACAAGGAGACTAAAGCTAAGTTAGACGACGCAATGAAAAAACCGGAAAGTGTAGCAAATGGTGCTGACAAAATTGTTCAGAACTTTGTTGCAAATCCTACTGGTTACCAGGCACAGGTTTTACGTAGTAAAGATTCTCGTAACTGGGCAAGTACGTATGCAGATGTTCACAGTGAAGAAGAGTTAAGGGTCGACACATGGAAAGTAAACCAGTACGACCAGGCACAACAAAACATGCGTCAACAACGTGGATTTAACCACGATGTGCGCATGAAAGGACTGGAACATTATTATCGTAAGGAAGAAGAAAAATATAAAAAACAACTTGAAGCTGATGGTATAATTACCCAAGGAGTTGCGGGTTATCAAACAGAAAACATTACTCCTGTAGAAGCATTTGAAAAAGATATTACCACTAAAGTAGCACAGGCAGCTAATTACGAAACTGATCGTGATGTATTGTCTGTAGCATTAAACTTAAATGAAAAAGGTGGTGGAAAGATACCGGGAGGTAGTCTTGCTGTCCTGGAAGATGCTATTCGTTCAGGAACACTTAATTACTACCGTGGCATTGCACTTACTCCACAACAAAGTAAAGTATTAAACGAGTTTACAAAAAATACTACCGGTCAGGATTTCAAAAGTTTTGCACAAGTACACAACATTATACGTGAAGGTGTACAAGATCATAAAAATCATCCATTGCGTAAGAGTGCTATGAATAAACTTTCGCAAGGTATGTTCTTATTTGACCAGGCAAACAAGCTTGCAACAGATGAGCAAGCGGTAATGCGTGAATATGCAAAGAATTATCCTGATAAATTTAAACTGGAAAATGGTAAGTACGTTCGTGTAGGTAATCATGCAGCTGATCCTGTGTTGGCTGGTACAGTTCCTAACAGACAAGCATACGAGAATACCGTAGGACAAACCCTTCCATCATTGACATATAGTGTTGATGGTAAAAAGAGTGACATGAGTCATATTACGCGCACGGTGACACAAGCAACGTCTGCGGGGTATTATGATGACCAAGGAAAATTTGTTCCGTTTGACGCAGAAGATGTACAAAAACTTAAAATGGCAATGGGTAACATGGGAACCGAAAACATGCGAGAGTCTCTTGATGCAAACATTACCCTTGTTCCTGGAGACAGATACGGTGGAAAAGCAATGGTTCGTGTAACCATTCCATTGTTACGCAAAGGAGAGAAAAACAGAATTGCTCTTGCAGGTATGGGAATACCAAGTAGTGTAGCAAAAGCTGCGGAAGGAAGCAACTCTATTACCTTTATGGTTCCTGCTGAAAAAGCAAATGAACTGGGTATGAACCGTGGATTGATGAAAACTGCTAACGGTAGTATTGTACAAAACGCAGACATTGGCAGCTACATGGTTGGTAAAGCACAAAATGCAGCTGAAGAAAGTCCTTTCTCTTCTACGTTGCTTTCGTTAAACAGAGGTAGTAACTTTGTACAGTTCCCAGAATATATGAAAGTGCGTGGTGTCAATGGAGGTTTTTCAAAAAGCAACGGCATGGTGTATATTACTCTCCAGGACGATAATGGAAACACCATTAGCGAAGAACCTACCGGAGTCTCTGAAATCAATACGCAAACTGCAAGACTTCTTGAACAATCTGCTGTTACATACATTGACAAGATGAATGATGCAGAACATGCTAAAGTAG